GTTTGCAACCGCCATAAAGTCATAACCTACTGGAGTAGTCTGAACGGTGTTGTCTTCATTTGACAACCAGGCAGACAAATGGAAAAGACCTGTCTTATTCGTAAAAGGCACGGTGTAAGCAACAGGCGAAGATGTGTAAGTGGCAGTACCAAATTGACGCTCATACGTCTGCTCGTAACCTTCTCCTGTAATCTTCACATGTAGCGTCTTCGAGATATTACCGCTGATATAACACGGCAGCACAATATCGCCCTGGTAAGCTTTCCACCAGTTGAACTCTGATATTGAAAGGAAGAGCGCAGACAACGTGATTGAATATACTAACGCAGGGGAGGTTTGCCCCGTCACCTCACCTGTAATCTTCACCATGATATTGTTTTGTCCTGATTCGAGAAACTTGAATACATCAACAGTTGTAACTGTGTTCGACTGACAGCGACCACGTGCCTTACTGACGAAAGTACCATCACCAGCTTTGGCGAATATCTCATATGTCCCCCACTCTCCTGTATCAATAAAATCCGCCTGTCCGACATCCTTAGTGCGTGATATGAACATAAACTTAATGGCACACTCACCAGCTGATTTTGAAGCCGAGAGTGTGACAGATGGCGACTGATTGACAGCACGTAAGAAATATAGAATAGATTGCTGTTGTCCTCCGCCACCTTGCCCAATAGGGAGTTCAGACAACTTCATTGCCACCCACTGATCGCCATTCCATACGAGTACACAGGTCTCAGAGGTGAGTTCGTCAACCTCAGTATTTACGTTGGAGAGCTGTCCGAGCGAGGGGCGGTTCTTCGCAATCGTCTTCTTCAGACGCTCCTCCTCCGTGTTCTGTGCATCAACGAGTTCGTTAACCTTTTCAGGAATTTTATTAAACTCGTCAGCGGTCAGTCGTCCGCCTGTCTGTTTATGTTCTAAGTAAAGTTTTTCTATCTCCATAATTATGATAGCTTGAATGGGAATGTATAAGTAAAACCGTTGTTGCCCTCTATCTCTACACCGTGCGCAAGCGATAACGCATGGCAGATGATATCCTGAAGGAGTTTTGGGTGAGAACTCGTAAATTTCTCACCCGTATTGTCTTCAATGCCATGGATAGATGCTTGTACGAAACGGTTATCTTTCGTACGGCTCTCTGTGATATGTAGCTTGATGTACTTCATTATAGAATTTCTTGCAAGTTATTCAAGAATTTGCAAGGATTGACACATTAAAGTTTCCTATATTTCTTCAAGAGCCAAACAACGATATATCCAATAACACCCAGCAGAACTGTTGACATAGCGCCGATTGCCCAGCCGCCGACATCCATCTTTAGCTTCTCCCATCGAGATAGTTTCCTCTCTATAGGTACAGGAACTTCAATGCGTTCTTTCCTTGTTGCTCGTAAACTGTCATTACTTGCCTTATATCTGTCTATCTGTCGTTGCAGTGTAAGATTATCCTGTGTGGCGTGCCATCGGTCACGATAGCGAATTATCAACTTTTCTTTGATGTTGCCTTGCTCGTCCTTGATGATTACCACGCTGTCATGGATGGCTACGCTATCACGGATGTTTATCACCTGTCGAGTGATAAGGCTGTCCTTGATATGAACACTGTCTTTCCTTGACATGTAGATAGTATCTGTGCGGATAGACTGCACAGGTACATACACTCTATGCGAGCAGCTTGTGAAGCATAGTGACGTAAGAGCAAGTAAGCCTATGATGATTAACATCGTGTACACGTAGTACTTAATATCCTTATCTTCCATACCCTTATACCTTTAATGTGAAACATTGCCTTCGCTGCTTTCCATCTGCACGCTTATAGCCTACATGCACCCAGCGAGATGTGTTAGACTTCTCGATGATGATTTGGTCGTAAGCATACCCCATCAGAGAGAACTCTGTCGCAAAGAAGCGTTCAAACTCAGCCTGCTTACCATTGACAGGTTGCAAGTCAGCTGCATATCCAACGACATGAGCAGAGTTCTTTACACCCCCGACAGCCTTGTTCAGTTCTGGTGACCGATAGCCACTTGTGATGCGGATTGCAGGCGTACCGAGGTCGTGACGCTCACAATATTCCGCCCACTCAGCACGGATACACTCTAAGAGCGTAACCGTTTCTGTCAGGTGAACCCTTACGATTGAAGGTGGGTTGTTGTTTATTTTTAATCTTTCAGCAGTGCAAGATTGCACCAGCTCTGCGAGTGTAAAATTTGTCATACTATTCTTCTATTTTTTGATTTACATTTTTCTCTTCGCCTATGTAGTCAGCTACATACTGGATAACCTTTTTAGCGTCTCTATCCGAAGCAGCACTTACTACAGACTGAATGATGCGCTGCATATCAGCAGCGGTACTCTTTCTCTCTCTTGCATGTTCAATGAGACTCTTTGTTTCTATGATGAGCAAAGCTGCAGAGAAGAGCAATGTACAGATGGGGAAAGTCTTAACGCCTATCAGAGAACAAGAGGTAAAAATCACCACGTCGATAATCAAAGCGATAAGCAGGAAACGCCAATACTCACCAATCTTATCTAACGTCTTGCGCATAAGGTGTGAGGTTAAAGGCTTCTTCAATTTATTCTGCGTATAAATCCTGTCCCATAGGTCGATAAAGGCTGCACTTACGACCAAAGCCCACATTACGACGCAAGTAATGAGATGAGTTGCCACTGAATGCAAGAAAGCTGGCGTGAATTGTAACTCTACTATATCCATATGAACACCTCCTTTACAATAAGAAAAGAAAAACACCCACTAAGGCACCTAACATTCCTGCCCCGACATCAAGCCAGTCGAAACGTTCACTTCTGTATCGATAATCTACACCCTCTTTGCCACACATTACGATAAATGCAGGAACAAGAGACAAAAGCAGATTAGCGTTTATTGCTTCCAATGCCTTGCAAAACACCATTGACACAACAATCCCAGCAAACATATGCAGGTACTTGTCACTACCGATAGCTGCAAGTTTGTCAAAAATCCTGTAAACACAATCTAAAATCTTTTTCATTTCTATCTTTCTCTTTATCACCCCCTCCCGTCCAAGAACGAAGGGGGGGCGTTGTTATCCAAAAATACAATCTCTTACCATTCCAAGAATCCTAACCCTCTGGTACAGGCGAAGGACTACCACCAGAAGGTTTCGGCTTCTCAGGCTTTGCGCCAACAACGAAACGCTCGTAGGTGACACCCGACAAGCCAAAGTAACGACTCGAAGGACGTAGTTTCACCATCGGACGCACGATGTGTTTCTGAACGTTGAAATCCTCCTTACGCTCCACAGCCACCGACTTAAACGTAGGTGTCAGCGAACCAATGTCGCCAAAGTCCACCGTCTCGCCACTCTCAACGTGCTTCTTAGCCGTCTCGGCAGCTAAGCGAAGCACCGCTTCCACCTCTGCACCTGTGAACGTGGTTGCACGTGCTACCTCCTCACAGAATGCCCTGTGCGACACACGTTTGCGGTCGGTTGGGCGTGCAACGTAGACCGTCTTACCTTTCAACTTGCCGAGGGTCATCTTCTGCTCCTTCAGCACATACATTAACTTCTTTTCCATAATCAAAAAACGTTTTAATGAAACCCCATTCGCACCACCCTTGGGGCATTCGTTCGTGAGTGGTGCGTAACTCCTTTCTGAGTGGAGCGTGATGCGAGCGTGAGTGGGGCGTGATTTGCTCCTGACACATACCACTCGCAATCGTGCAACCTATCACTCAATTTCATCACTACCAATTCATGTCCAGCTCTTTTCCGACCATCACACCAGCACCCAGACTATTCCTGTCAACTGTTGATGGAGTCAGCCAATCAGGATTGATGTAACAACAGTTCAAATTCCAACCGCCATTGACCTTGAAGTCACTGCCATGACAACATATCCATGCCTCGACGTTATCATTACCATTGATGACCGTCCACTGCTTGCCGTAACCCATTCCCACGAAATTATACAAGTGATAGCTCGTGCAGTTGAATACGACAACGTCAATAGATGCACCAGCAGGAAGTTCTAACTCTTCAGCTATCTTTCTACCGTAAGAGTTAGAGTAAAGTTCATATATTTTAGGATTGTCATAATCGACAACTTCTTCGCCATTTCTCTTGGCGCTTGGCAATCCAGGACTATACAAAGGAATAAGATAAACTTCTCTTCCATCTCTGGTTCTTGTGCTTGCAAGCTTAATTTTTACCCCATTAGTATATTCATGTCCGCTGTGATGTACAAACATCATATTATCTTTTATGACAGCGCAAATCCTTGAATAATGCCCAAACTGACCTCTACACCATATATCAGAAGCATAATATCTTAATGAACGACTACGCCCATTGATAGTTTTACTACCTTGAGAAGAAATATCGCCATCAAAAACCATTTTCCCATCAGGGCTAAAATGCAATCCAGCAACTACCTGACCTTTATCGTCAACACAAGTCAGATCGGTAAACGAACCGTTTGTACCTTCAAGCCTCCCTTTGAACACGCTATTGCCTTCAACCTTCAGGTTCTTTATCGTGGCATTATTAGCGTCAATATCTCCAGCCTGCAATCCTTTCGTAACAATCTTCTTAGCGTCGATAAAATCTGCATTAAGCTTTTCACCATCAGTAAAGAAAGGAACTTTACCTGTTGTTGTTCTTACCTTGAAACGGTCTGCAACAATATCAAAAGTGCTATTCTCACCATCCAAGTGCATACCAACCGTTTCAAGACCTGTTCGCAAGTCGTTCACAACGGCAGAGATGGATTTACCACCGACATTAAACTCTGCTTCAAACTGTTTTGTGGTGTAATGCTGAGCTGATTGCCAATCTTCAATATCGAAAGGCTCGCCAGTCGCTTTCGGACGAACACAAACAAGCAGGTCGTTGTTATATTTATCTGGGAAGATAGCATTGGCCCACTGGTCGCCTGCATCGTAAGGAGGAGTAGGAACATCTCGCACGAACACTCGACGCTTACCGTCAGCAGTGTCTTGTGCGTGCTTAGCAGCTTCAAGCGACTTCAACACATCCGCATCTGTAATCTCGTGCCATGAATAGGTATTGTCAGGATTCTTCTCAAAGGAATACGCCCTACCGCCACCTGTCTGTGCATAGCTACGATTATAGTAGATGTCATGCTCATGCAATTCCTTAGTAGTATCGTCTGCCCACTCGTTAGCCGGTTCAGTAGTGAGTGTTGGAACGGCATCACCAAACCAAATAACAAGCTGCTTGTCCGCCTGCTGCTGAACAGAATTAATGCGCCCCTGCATAGAATCTAAGGAGTCTTGCAAGGGGATATATTCGCCACGTTTAGCAGGATTCTCGACACGTATCTCGAATTTCTGCTTATCAAACAGGAAGATAGGAGGAGGGAGAGTAAAGCTATTAATACCTTTTATAATCTTAAAGTACGGACTAAACTCACCAGCTGCTGATTGAATAATAGCACTCTGTCTTTCCTTAACCGTGATGTTACCCAGTTGTACTACCTCGTCACCCACCTGCGGAGTATCGCTACCACTTGCGTAGTCATCAACATTCGTGTTGTCGGCAATATCTACATAGTCAGTACCGACATCTACGACACGACGATGCCAATAGTGATTAGACAACTGACCATTAGCATTAACCAAGTTGAACGTCTCGCATAACGCCAAATCGTCCACTCGCATAGAGTTATACACCCTACGACCTTCACTATCCTGCTGAACAAAATAGCACCGCCAAGCATCAGTAATCTTCTCAATACGTGAGATGACAAAGCCACCAGCTGAATTTACGACCTTTCCCTTGATGTGAGAGGTCTTCATTATCTCTACCTCTTCTGCCGTCAGTTTCTTGCGTGCGTGGAGATAATCCGTGTCGATATGCCACTGCCCATTGTCGTCCTTATAAACGCCAGCACCTGAACCATCCTTTACGAAATCATCGCCAAACTCGATACCCTTTAAGAATGTAATAACCTCTTGGGCAGTGTCGGGTTTTAATTTGTTGAGAAAATTTTGACCACCATAACTTTCTATAAGTCGTTGTATTTGTGGAACAGTAAGATTATTCCCTCCAATGCCTGATCCACCACCATTACCACTCCAAAGAGAATTTATTTTCTCCTGTATCTTTTGGATAGTGCCAACTGATTTGTCTTCACGAAGAGTTATTTCGTATGAAGGTATTTTATCTTCATTTTCCCGAATCGTAAGCTGATCTATCGCAATTTTCCCATTGATATTCAAATCGTTGTCATCAAATTGCATAATGTCACCCTCCTTAATTGTATCATGGAGAGACACAATAGTACCAGTTGTGTCGGTAATAGCTTTGTCGTGTTGTCGAGCCATAAAGACATCATCTATCTTTGGTGCGTAGATGTATCTTGTATAGTCGTTCTTGTCAAGATATTCTAATGCGTATTTTAATAGCTTTCGAGAAGCTGTCTCAACATAAGAATCGGGTAGGGGAATGCCTAACAAAACAAAGTGGTCACCTTCTTTTATCAAGTAGTCATTATATGGAAAGTAAAGGTTAAGGCTTTCGTCCTTAACTCTTTGGCAATTAAGCTCCCATCTTCCGTCTCCTAACTTTTTTGCAGAATTAATCTGGAATGTACGTCCTCCACACATTCCGTCTTTCATTGAGATTGTAGGAGTTTCTGTTGAGTTACCAATTAGGTCATTGATGTCAAAATCGATAGCTGACTTTAGATATATGTGAAAATTAGGAATGGATGCTCCATCTTTGAAAACACCGTTATCCTCTATTTTATCAGCAGAGTGTACTTCGTCAATCCTAACTCCACCAATTTCCATCTCCTCTATGGTAGGAAATATCTCTACAAGTCCTTCCTGTATGTTTTCTGTATCGAAATATACTGAGTTTGGACGTACCCCTATCTCTGATATATTTGTAGAGTCTACATACGGACGATACTTATTTTCAGAAAATAAGTGTGATTTTTCTCCGCTATAAATCCTATTCTTTACATCATTAGGCTGTTCGTCCCACCATTGCTTTAGTGACTTATTAGGAAATCCAGGAAGCATTAGGTGGTCAATCGCCATATTATTTGGCAGGTTGTCTGTTGCGTACGTTTTGTTATCTCTTGGGAAGCTTTCTTTTTTCACCCCAGAGAGAAAAGTGATTCTTTGACCAACTTCAACTGCATTTCCGAAATTTTGAATATCGGTAAGGTCGTTTTGATGACTTGCAAGATTTAATGTGTTATTGTGAGCTGCAAAGAAACAAGTCTTTTCCGAGTTCTTTGCTTTAAAAACAGAGGCTTTTACCTTAAAGCCACCACATTCTATTGTTACTAAATATGACGGTCTACCATCACTTAACTCGTGTAATTGATTATAGAAATAAGCGATTGAGAATGGCAAGTCAAGATAAGCTTGTATATTATAATTCCCGTCAGAACTTCCCTTAGCTTCTATAGATGATACAGTTGCAAATGCTTGTAAATTAAGTGTTGCATAATATCTATTTGGAAGATTCTTGGAAGAACCATACGCACGCAAGCGAGTTGTGATAGCTTGTTCGCTATCTGCATTTTGCTCTATCTGATATAGTCCCCTCCCTTTGCCATACTCAAAAATCATTGAGGTTGGTAGTCCTGCTGTTCCAACAAAGACGTTTCGTCCTCTAACGATAAAATTAACATTAAATTGGCTATTAACCAAAGCCAAAGCACTCCAACAGTTTAAGCCATCGGCAGTTATTGAAGTTGATTTTATGGTATTATCAGAAACGCCTGAGCCATAGGTTTTATCCCATACTGCATCTATACACCCACGTTGACCAGAACGTAGCTTATTGCGACTATATATTTTCCATTCACCATCTCCCCATTGTTCATTTAGATTAGCTTGTATGCGGTCCAACAAATCATCAAGAGAGGAAGCGTAGAAAGAGAATTTTGTTAGCGATGTATAGTGGATATTATTGTCATGCAAAACAATGTCAAGAAACTCTGTCCTTACCAACTCGTCTTGCTTTGCGTTAAATTTGACATTGTTATAAACAAATGCTTCTCCGTGTTCGTTACGCCTTGACTGCTTTATCTTGCCCGGGTCGTAATTAATCTCAAAAATCTCACCTCTGTAAGTCAAATAATCGCCAATTTTGAAAGATATTGGGACTGGACTGTTGAAAGTTATAGTTACAAAGCATTCACCCATCCAAGAACCGCTGTATTCAAGAGTCTTAGTGGTTACATCGTTGCCATTTGCATCTTTTAGAGGACTACCGTCACTATGTTTAATAATCCATTCGCTCATTATTATACCTTTCTTAATTCAGTAACTACACCACTTGCTGATATAGGAGTTATATTGCTTACTGGGTCGTTAACCTTAAATGTAATTGTGAATACAAGAGTGTCACCGTCGCCATCTCTAACAAGTTCTGCTTTGTCATTTAGCTTGTCAAAGCGAATTTCCCTACGACCTATCTTGGTCCAAGTGCAATACATCATCATAACAGCACCAGAACCATCCATACCTGTCAGATACTCAACAAACTTCTGTATTTTTGCGTTTGAAGAAAACTTGTCACCTTTGCAGCAAAATTTGACATCCATAGTGTAGGCTTTCAATTTAAGCCCACCGTCTGGTATATATTCATCATCGCCATGCTCATCCATCCAATCTCGCTTTGAGGGGTCTTTTGCCTCAACAAACAGCTTAAAAGGAATGTCTGCACAGTAAATATCAAAATCAGCAACTGTCTCTTTTACAGTTGAACCGTTTTTTATTTTCTGAATATATACCTTATCGTATCTCATATATTTGCAAACTTATTGTGCAAATATACAAAATATCGCATAAATATACAATAATTAATGAATAAATATTCTATTATGTGTTCTTATGGCATAAAAAATACGAAACCCTCTGGTGGCTTCGCATATTAACATCTATAGTATCAAAGTAATGTTATTTCATATTACTCGGATCAAGGAAACCCCGAAGTCTTTAGCTTCGGGTAGTTTACAACAACCCTTCTTTGCTCTTTTTACAGTGTATACAGCCATAGTTTTTAGAGCGAATACAGCACAAGATTGCAATGACTAAAGTTTCATAACTTATTGCGATTTCGTCAACATTCAGAGCAAGAAAAATAGCAGAAAATCAACATAATAAGTAGAACGATCTCAAAACATTTGCAAGGGTAGTGTTTTATCACTACCTTTGCAAATATATTTTAACTAAAAACAACAAATTATGAAGAATCTAACTTTTATTTTTATTGCACTGATGGTATTGTTGCTATGCTCGTGCAAAGGAAAGACCCTTCAAGAAAGAGCCGTAAATGAATTTAGATTTACGGTAGATAGCCTTATGAGGGATAGAGACATAAGATATACAATGACAGGACCAACCGTAGAGTTTTCTAACGATTCTTTGTGTATTTTACAATGTACAGTAAATCCTAAAGAAAACTATCTGCATAAAGTTAAATTTGAATACATCTTGATAGATAAAAAATATCAAGGAGTTGAAATTTCAAATCTAAGCATTTTGGGAAAAGCCGCAAATGAACAATCAGTAAGAGAGATTGCTGACTTCGTGAGCACGCTGCAAAATAAAGAGGAATATATGAAATATAATGATATTAAAACCGAGGAGGAATATAAGGCTACTTGTATGTACGAGGCATCTCTTAGCAAAATAGAGAATTTAGGTGGTCTTACCAAAGAAAGGAGGTTGAGATAACCTTTAAAAAGAAGCGGAGCTTGTAATAACCCCCGCTTTTCTTTTCTACACAGCCAAATGTTTCGTTCCTCCCTCCTTTGTAACAGACCGCATCCAGTCGTACATATCATCAAGTCGTCCGTTGCGATACTGCGCAAGGCAAAATATACAAAAAGAGGGTATATAAAAACATACCCTCTTTTTGTTTAATGATAAATTCTATCCCTAATAGTAATATTGTTACCGAAAGAAACAATATCTCCTCCATGTTTATAAACAAAGCATTTCGATAACTTTTCTGCTTTGATATTCACAGAAGCATTGTCATACACATTAATATAGGCAACAGACCCATTTCCCAAGCAAACGTTTAATATGCTGTCTTCACGAACATAAATCTCAACCACACTCCCGTCGTCTACGTTGAGCGTAATATCTGACTTTCCATTCATAATAATATCACCGACATTGTTCAATATAGCCTTTTCATCAATATAAATACCATGCTTGTGCAGGATATCTGGGCTTGCGTATTTCTTTAATGCCTTGTTCAATTTCCACTTTGGGTGATTGATTATAAACTCCATGTTATCAACATATAATTTGCACAGTTCGTCAACAGACTCGTAACCACTCCATATGTTGTAAATTTCATCACACATGCCAAGTTTACGACCCTCGTCTTTTAACTCACATGACAATTTATTCTTTCTTCTAAACATAACGATTTTGTTTAATGTATATTTACTTTCTTTAGACCTGGCGTTGTAATTTCTCTGAACATCATAAGTATGCGTTCAGTGTTCTCAGCACTCTTCTGCGTATTGACAGAGATAATCCTCAACTCTGCAAGCTGCGAATTTGCAATATCGCTCATCTGCGGCATTGAAGCCATTGCGTCTGCTATCTTCTGTATGTTCACATGGTTAACTGATACATCTGAACGTATAGCATTTATGTATGATGCGAGAATGTCAGCCGTTTGTTCAGTAATTGACTTAATACCATTACCAATAGAACTTGAACCATTTTGAGACAAATCGAGACCTCTTGCCTTTAGTGTGTCGAAAATCTTTGTGATATTTTCTACTGCTGCCGTTCCGTCTTTTTCGATAATATCCGCAATGTCGAGAATGTCGTTTTCGTCAAGCTTGCCACTCTTATCTTTCATTTTGTCAGCTATCAGTTTTTCTGTATTCCCGAGCATCGTTTCCATTATCTTTTTCGTCAGGATGTTTGTTGTGAGTGTCTTCATCAAGTCTCTCACCTTGTCATGATATGCTTTCGCAGCGTCTTCACCCTTGCTCCACGCGTCAACGATAGCGTTTGTGAGTTCCTTTGCCCACGATTTCAAATCAATATCGTAGATGCTCTTAGCCATATCCATGGCAAAAGTCTTTATTTGTGAATTTAACTCTGCAACCTGACTTTCGTAATCTTTAATTTTACTTTCGTCTTTTTTCTTCTTTCCTTTCTCCTTTTCCAATTTAGCGTTGGTCTGGTCAAGCTGCATATTCATCACGGCAAACTGCTGGTCGTAGTACGCCTGTGTACGGTATGCCTTTTCCATGGCGGCATTCGTTTCTTCTCTATACACTGTCGTGTGCTTACGCTTCTTGTGTCCAAATAAGCCTCCTACAACAAAACCAACGATAGCACCTGCGGCAGCTCCGATAGCTGTACCAATAGGTCCAACGGCAGACCCGAGCATGGCACCAGTTAGTGCTGCAGATCCTGCTCCAACAGCTATACCTGCTCCAGTTCCAATAGCCTTACTTGCCAACCTCGTGTCATGTCCGTATTTAACACCATTTTTAGCAAGAGAATAATCGTTAAGCCCATCTTTTATTTTATCAATATCTCTTTTTTCAGCTTTATAATTATATACTCCGCCAAGAGTCTTTTGTAGGTTACGCTCTATGGAATTTTGCAGGTTATTCAAAGCCTTTAATTGACGTTCCGCAAGTTGTATCTGTCGGTCTAATTTTGCGTCCCGTGCTCGTGCTGTACCAGTAAACCATCCAGAGAATGAACGGTAAACGCCAGTGACAGCTCCCATGATGTTGCCGTTCTTTAGGTTGTTCCAACCGTCCGCTGCACCTTGTGAAGCTTCGGAGAAACCACTTACAAACTGATACCCCTTACTATCTCGAATACCGTTTCCTCCTTTACCGAGCGTATCAAAATCATCCGCCAATTGGTCAACAAATTTCTTCATGCTCTGTACAGCATTGTTTATACCGTTAACGATAGTATCTATCATACTAACAGTACCTTTCATTCCGCCAGCCATCTTAGACATTGCTTCGCCTTGTTGACCCATGATTTTGGCATTGCTCATCTGATTTTGCGCTATTTGCATTCCAGAAGTGTCACCATTTAGCTTTGCGTTCTGGAAATACTTGCTTGCTTGCTCGTAATCGTTTGAGGATCTATTTTGCATTTCATCGCCTTGCTCCTTATACTTTTGTATGACGGCATCAAGACCACCCTGTAGATAGGTTATGAAGTCAGACTGACGATTATGAAGTTTCTCCATTTGGTCATTAATCTGCTTCATTTGCTTTGTGTACTCACGAGCATCAATAGCACCATTTTGGAACGCCTTGTTTACAATATCCCTAATCGTAGCACCATATTTTTCTGCTTCGTCTGTGCTTAGTGTTGTTATTGCGCCAAAGAAATTGTAATATGACGCAGAGTGTTTTGCGGCTTCGAGATTGACATTACTTATATCTCTATCTCTTTGCTGCTCAAGTAGAATCTTACCTTTTCGCAAAGCTTCGTCAGAGATATACTTAATGTTGTCCTTTTCGAGTTGGTTACGCTTTTCAAGACGTTCTATTTGCTCATCATACGACTGATTAATGGAATCAATCTCCGCCTGATAGTTTTGCAAATACTCAAAGCCGTGTACAAGGGAGTCTGCAATCTTCTCGTCAAGCTTATCTGTTTCCTTTTTGAAGTCAATAAGGATTTTAGATAACTCTTGACCAAATCTATCCTTAATCTGATTATCGGTGAGTTTCAGAACCCCCTCCAAACCATCTTGCCCAAAATTAACCTTTTTGATACCTGCGGTTACACGAACTTCTTCAAGGCTCTTCTTGCTCCTCTCCGAAACAGGCATTTCGTTGTTAACAAATCCCTTTGGAGAGAGTTTGTTTCCTTGAAGAGAGTTCAGCCTATCACGTAAATATCCGTAATAACTCCCCTTGTCCTTCCGATATACGCCATATGACCCGAATGAGAACTCCGCAGCAACAGAACTTGATGTAACCTTCGATAGCTTTTGATACAAGTCGTACTGCTTTGACAAAAGGTCAAGTTGCTCGTTAAGCATTTCAACTCTGTCGGAAGCATTTTTGTACTCAATATCTGCCTCTTTTTTTGACGCTTCGGCTCTCGTTTCAGCAAGGAAATTCCTTTGATCCTCCGTTTTAGCAAGCTTTGAATACCCATTAACGAGTCTTTCTAAGTTCCCTGCTAAATTCTCTGGATCCTTAAAAGTAGAGCTTATGGACTTGAAATTTTTATCGTTGCGAAGACGTGTCTTTGCATCCTCCCGACCCTCTATCTTACGCCACTTTTCCCATGTTTCGTAATATTCTTCGAGTAGTTTCTTGCGTCTCTGCCATGTGCGGAGGATTTCACGCTGACGACGTTCCTCCTCTCTCTTTGCTTTTTCGGCATCACGCTCTGCCTTTCGCTTCGCCGCTTCAGCTGCTTTGCGAGCTTTCTCCTCCTTTGCATTATTCTTTTTTGTTATACCAGTAGCTTCTCCTGCGTAGGAATAGCCGATAACTTCCTTAAATGCAGCACGAGCCGAATTAAGTGCATCTAAGTATGGCTTAGACATATTTTGACCTCTTTGTCTTACTGCAGAATTATAAGTTTCGAGAGCTTTGTCGACCTCCTCTTTTGCCTTCTTTTCGACCTCATCTGGAGAGCTACCGCCATTTGACCATTGTTTATAATAAGACTCTCCCTTCTGAGAAAATTGACGTGGATGAGAACCTTGGTAATCTGGTCGTAACAAGAGAGAGTTTCCAGAAAACTTAGGCTTACCAAGATAGAAATCGTCTAATACTCCTTGTGTAACAGATTTATCTCCAACCACGTGCATATACACGTTAAAGGAGAATTTCTTACTACTAATCATCCTCTGTATCTCATCAGCATTGCCCGGCCATGTAGCCTTGAAGTGCTCCATTGCCTTATTGGTAGCTTTGCGTATATCTTCTTGAGCAGCCTTTGTTAGCGGCTGACCACTGGCAAGTAGTTGGCGAGTTGTGTCACTGATACGGCTTGCAGCATCTTTAGCCATATCTTCTGCAAGAGAAGGGAACTCTTTAAGACCCATAGCTTGGTCAAGCTTCATATCGAAATATGCACCTTGCACAACATCAAGGTTGTTAGCCGTTTTCCAAGAATCCTTCAAAATATTGTAGATTGCCTGCTCCATTGGGTCTTTGGCGAGATTTTCAAATTGACCAGAAAGGCTCTTGGCAAAATCTGCAATATTTGCGTCAAGGTTTTTGCTGTCATGATAAGCATTAATAGCGTCTCCTACGAACTTAGAAAGATCAGTTCCAAAAGTTCCACGATAGCTTATGGATGACATGTTTAACGCTGTGTTTTTTACTTTAGAAAGCGTTTGGTCAAGTGTTAATCCGTTCTTGTTAGCTTCCAATATTATGTCGGCGAATTTCTTAAAATCACCACTAACATTGCTCTTTGACTTCAAATCGTTTGCTTCTTTAACGAGTTGCGCCATTGACATTTTAGAAGTCGTAAGACTTAATTTTTGCGCACTCTTCTCTAAATCTTCAAGATTTGTTTGGATTGACTCTCTGAATAAACCTTTAGAGGCTTCTTCGGCATCCGCCATGACGCTCTTCATTGCTTGTGCTTTCTCTGCGGCACGTGCGTATAACTCTGTATATTTTCTTAAATACTCTAATTGTTTGCCAGGGTTGCCATTCGCTTTTGCGGTTACATCAATAATAATAGAGTCATATCCAGAACCAGCCTTCTCTTTAAGAATGTCCTTCTCTTTGTTTATCTGGTCGGCGATGTCAGAAATGGAAGCCTTGATGTTTATTGGATTCTCATCAATATACTTCCTTAAATCATCGTAAGTCTGCTTAGCGTTCTGTGCGATGGAATCTGCGGTTTGCTTTAACTCTTCGCTTTCCGACATCCAATTAGCAAACAACATAGAGGCTCCCGTAATCAGAAGACCGGGCAATCCACCAATGGCGGTCCAGAGTGTTGTGCCGAGAGAAACTGCTCCAGCTTTCAGCAAATTAAATGCAGCCATTCCACGTGTAGCAAAATTTTGCCAGAAACCAGCGGTAAATATTCCGCTGATCTGAGCCTTAAGCATACCAAAGCGCGCGGCAAGAGTAACTGTTTGTCTCTGCTGAGCCAAGATGCCAGAAATCTGCTTATATTGCTCTGTCGTTATTTTTCCTGATACGTAGGCTCTCTGTAAATCGGCGGATGTTATCGCTTTTGAAGCTGCGAGGATCTTTAAGTCTTCGGATGTTATTTGACGCTTAGTATTTAGAATACGCTGCTCTTCTGCACTTAATTCGCCCGTTAAAGCCTTTTCTTGATATTTAGCTGCTAATGATTGCTTAGAAGACAAAAAATTCTCTGCAAATCCTCCGCCTATTGATGTGCTAAGCTTTTTTAATGCAAATCCTGAAAAAGCAGCAAGTAGAATTGGACCGAATTTGTCAATAGATTGAACAAGGGTAACGGCTCCATTGATAGCAGTCATAAAGAAACTACCAACAGCACTCTTGCCATCAGCAAACTTACCAAGCATGATGTCCCAAGCGTCAATGAGCTTGTTCCAGCGACCAAGGAGGGTATCTGACAATACATACTGCATATTATAGAACTGACCACCCTCATCTGTCAATTTCTTAATTACCGTATCTACATCCTCAAACGAAACCTCACGTTTGGTAATCATATCACGAATATCCCTTGTGGTATAATTACTCTTACCGTTTTTACCAGTTTCGTTATATAAATCGGTTATCTTCTGCAATAATGGCAAACCCGCGTAGGCAAACTGCCTAAGTTCCTTACCATCAAGCCAGCTACGTGATTTTACCTGACCATAAGCAAGCCCTAATCTCTCAAATGAAACGCCAAGACCAGACGCGACGTCGGCAAGCCTTTTCGTCGTATCATAAAGGCTGTCTGCCTCTACGCCAAAAGCCGCTAACTGCTTAACGTCCCTATTCAACTCTCCAAATTTGAATGGAGACTCCAATGCTAACTTCTGCGTCTGAGCAAACAACTCATCGGCTTTTCTTGCATCACCGATGATATTCCTTAAAGCGATATGTTGCTGAGCAATCTCGCCACCAGTTTGGATAATAGAGTTGGCAAACTGTTGTGCACCATAAACGATACCACCTTGCAATAAAAGGCTTTTCATATCGTTCATGATACCAGATGTCTTACTTGCTGCATCATTAGCTTGTCGGAAAGCAGAAGCAAGGTCTCGAGCTGCACGAGCATTAGCCTCGACAGCTTTTTCTGACTGTACAGCAGTCTCCTTGTACGCCTTTAAGGAGGCATTTGCTTCTTGAATAGACCTTGCGCCATTTGAGAAAATAGCTTGAATGCGATTTCCGTCAATAAGTTTACTACCGTCAATGCTATTGAGAGTACGCAGATACCCCTGTAATTTATTCAAAGATGACATTAAATTTGCATCTTTAATAAAGTTAGGGATTGATTTTATCTGATTGATAGCCTCTGACGTCTTTCTTATTTCGCTTCTGAGGCGCACTATTCTCGTGGCGGCACCATCAACAGCATTCGCCATCTTGAGCATTTCCTTTGAAGGACCTTCCTCTTTCAAATCATTAGCTTCGCGAAGTCTTGCCGAGAGTTTGCGAATGGAATCTGTTGCCTTGTTAACAGATATATCCATATTCACAAACTTGGTTATTATATTGTTAAGTTCTTTTGACGTGTTATCCCGAACTCCAAGAGAAAAACTTAAATCTCCTAAATTACCGTCTGCCATACTCTATTATCCTTTATCTTATTGTTTAATATCATTACTGAAATAATCGTTAAGGGAAATCTTCTGCCCAACACGTGATTTCTTATGTCTCTTCTCCCACTCCTCTGTCAGCTCGTCAATCTCAGCCTTGCTTGCATGCTTACCCTTATTATCTTTTAGATAAACTATTGTCGGCTGGTCAATCGCCATAAGGTCAATCTGAGCTGACGTATAGCCCCACCAATAATCGTATGCACGTATCCCGAAACGACATTCAAAGAGAAAACTAAACTTCTCCGCTAAGCTAAACGCTCCTCCCCAGCTTGTTCGGCTTGGATATGCTCTGCTTCCGCTTTCGTCATCGTCATCATCGCATCCGTCATTGCGGTCGCTAATATGGTAGTGAGTTGAAATGCTGCTGATTGTATTTTTTTTTTAGCAACATTGAGTACACCCAACACCTCCCACACATCAAGGTCAATGATGTAATAGTAGTATCTCCACAAGAGCCAATAGAAAAAGCGTATCTTCCATACGTTGTTGAGTTGTACAACCGCACACTGCTTGATGCGTTTCTTCCACTCGTTTTTCTCTTTTAATTCAATATGAGTAAACTTTCTCGTTGTACCCTTATGAAGCCAACCAAGCATCCTCTTTTTACCTCTGAAAGTATATTCTGTCGGAGTTTCGTTTAGAATATCATCAAGGACCTCTTGAAGTTCTACGCTTGGCTGTTCTATCTTCTTTGTTGCCATATCTTTTAATTAATAAAGGGCGACGGCTCTCTTGTGAAGCCAGCCGCCCTTGCGTTGTTGTTATCCTAAAAATTAATACCTATTGAGATTCAGCTTACGCCTTCTTCAACCATGCGATAGAAGGCTTATCACCAATTTCAAGCGTACCAGTAAGACCGATAGCATAAACCTTACCATCGTCGAGCATTGGCTTAGCCCAAAGAGAAACACCTGAAAGAATCATGATATTCTCCTGTGCATCGTCCTCGATGATGAAAGTACCGGTAATCTTGTGCTTGGTTAGAGTGAGAGCCTGACCTTTATAGTTTACGCTGCCGATAGCAGCCTGAACGTTGTCCTTAACAGCATCCTCTCCGTGTGCCCATTTCAAAACATCTGTATGTTTTGTTGGAACAGTGAACGAAATCTCAAAGTCACCAATCTCTGCGGTTGACTGCCAGTCACCATTCATACCAAGCACCTTGTAATGGGTTAATGATGGGTCGCCCTGCTCAATCTTCAGAGAATCAACCTTTACAGGAAATTCAAATTCTGGAGCAAGTGTGATAGCTGTTGCGCTACCAAGGTCCACGATTGCCTTCTGGTACATAATAGATGAAGGACTGGAGAACACATCCTTCAATTCTGTCTTCTTTTTTAATGCCATAATGTTATCCTTTTAAGTGTAAAAAATAATTTATTTTGTTCTTAATTGCCCTTGTATGAATGTTACATGGAATCCTGACTTGTCACTCGTCTGTAAGGTTATCCGTGGATTATTTATCTTAAAATCATTAGTATTGATAGGAAATAATTTTAGAACAGCATTCACCTTTTCATCCATCTTTTTTATATCCATGCTATTAGGATTACTTGCAGATGCAATATCTCTTACATAGATTTCCAAAACGATAGAAGTGGAGAAATCATTATACTCGCCACGCTCTCCTAACTCGTTGTTATAAATTGCAGAAGGAAGATTAACAACGATATAACTATCAGGTCTATCAGTGACCGAAGATGGTCTGTCTTGATAATACCCCTTGTCGCAGATACCATTTACTGATTTTGCTATTCCGTAGTATAATGTCTTCAAACTTACCATATCTTCTTTGATGATGCTCTGTGTGCGACTTCGTCCTTAATAGCCACCATAAGGTTGTGTGCCTTAACGGCATATGGGACTGCCGCTACAACTCTTACTGACCATGTATGCGTTTTAGGAATACCTGTAAACATACTCGTAAGTTCCTTTCTCGATTCAGTCGGACCATCAATCCTCTTATTGCCGGTTTCTGCCTCATATTTACCTTCAAGTGGGTCGTCAGGATCGTCTGCATAGAAAGGAGCAAACTTTACCATTCCTTCAGTGAGTGTTTTGCATAATGGTGCTTTTTTCGTATCTCTGACAGAATATATCGCGAATGGAGAGCCTTTGTAATAAGCCGCCGAACTTATTGACGTAAACAAGTTACCAGTAACATCGTAAAAGTCGTCTTCGCCAAGAGGATTGTGCTTTGCAATAGCAACGTCGATAGCTTCTGCTGCTATAGCGTCAACAACCTGCTTTGCTTTCTCAACTGCATAAGCATTAAAAGGCTTGAATATTCTTTTTTCAAATTGCTCTACCAAACTCTCCATACACTTACACTCTAACTAATTCCCAATAAACAATTGTCCTATCATTGTCAGGCTCACAGTCCCGAACACGCCCTTCTTCGGTGTTATTTCCTACAGTCGCAAAGATAGTATCACCATCAAGGGGGAGCTTACCTGCCTCCCAAACATCAAATCTAACAGGGATAGAAGCCTTGCGCTTATTTATATCAACCTTTCCCATTCCGTTGGTTGTGGTATCAGTAAAAGAGCGTCCTTTGCCATTGTACAAAGCCTCTTCCTGCTTCTCTGTCTTTGTGTGAGGAGTAGAAGTGGTATTCGTTGCGAATGGGTCTTCGCTGTCAAGCTCGCTTTCGTTCACGACAGATACTTGAACGTCTGTCAGACGTACAATCTTGATGACGTGAGGATAACGAGGATTATTTATCACTTCTTTTCTCATAATCAGAAACGAATTATATGTGAAAGCGGATTACCAGAAACATCTATGTTTGCTCGCATAATACCGCCACTATTAATCCTAAATGTTGACTTCTTCCCAAAAACAGACTCTGGCTCCAGCTTCTTATAAATGGCATTAGCCTCGCTTTTCAGCTCCTTAATGTCATCTTGAGTAAGTTGATAACCACCAGACGAGTGAGTCCAGCCATTATCAGTATCAGAAGTGTTATTAACCTTACTTGGACCAAGAACCATCCATTTCAAAAGGTCAGCGTATGCAAGTCGAACTTTATCCATGTCACAATCATTGATTGGAGTTGATTTCTCAAATCCTCTGTCAATGAAAATTGGATATAGTGCATCGACAGGTACTTCAAACTTAACCTTTGCAAGGATATAATCCTCAATCGTGTAGGTCTTTTCTACTTCTGATACTGAATCCATACAATTACAATTTAATTGTTACGACATTAGTCTGCTGTATTAATGTCGATAATATAGTGGTTAGGGAAGTTGACGAGAGCAGGGCAGGCAGCCAACATAACGTCTGTGTGCCACTCCTTGAAACGTCCGTTGTCCACAGTAGTGTTTGCAACAAGGGAAAGACCATCATTACCATGAGCAAAAACAGTGGTGATAGCACTTGCGCCATACTTCTTAACCATTTGCTCATCAAGGATTTCCTTGTACTTAAACTCAACTGCGTCGCCTGCTGGACGAAGAACGGCGGTACCATCCTTCCAACCCTTTACAACCTCCTCCTTGGTATGGGTTTTGTTGTGTTCTTGCTCAATAACAATCTCGATAGGAGAAACACCCTCCAAGTCAACAACAGCCTTGTTCCATTCAGAAGCAACAACAGGAATTTCCTGTGTAGAGGCAAGGTAGTTCAGCTTGCGATAGTTTGAAACGAACTCGCGAACTTCCTTGTTCTTCAAGAAGATGTTGTAGAAGTCGTTGCGAGTCATCTGCCAAATCATTGGACCAGAATAGTCGCCCATTTGATGACGTACCTTTTCCTCCAAGATGCGCATCTGGGTGAGCAATTTACAGTCTGCGTCAGACCATGCCTTTACGCCAGCTTTCAAGAAGTTCTCGGTAGGAACATCAGCCTTGTGGAGAGGTAGCTGAATACCCATGCCAATATTTGAGAAGTCGAGCTTGGCTGTTGAAATCAGCTGAGCGGTCATGAAGTTCATTGTCGCATCAACTGCGTTGAAACGATCCTGCAAGTTCTCTACATAGTTTGCGATGATGTCTGCATCATTGCCAAACTGCTCAAACATCTTTACTTTGTAGTTACGTTCTGAAGCGGTCTCTACGAAACCTTCTGCAATGAAGTCAGGAATAGAAGCAGTGTAGATTTTAACACCTTTGTTCTCACCCTGATTGCTATCACCGAGTGGCGCACGAAGGTCCATTAAACGAGGAGCTTTCAACTTGCGAGCCTTGACACTAAACGAAGCCGTGCCGTCAGAAGCTGAAGGGGTTTGAGTCATAGCCTTACGTCCCTGTGTCTTATACCAACCGTAGTTAGTATAGAACAATTCGCTTTTGTCGATGAATGTTTGCAAGAAGCGTGAGTTTTCTGGACTTGCAAAGAACCGCGCGTATCGCGAATCGTCAAAATTATATTTTGCCATATCTTAAATACTGATTTAATTGTTAGACATTAGAGTGAGAACCAACCTTGAACTCGACTTCGGTTCAATGCAAGTACACCTGCTGGGATAGGAGACATCTTAGTCTTATAAAGGACAGTGCTGTCGTTTGCAAGGCAAGGTGTAAACAGGTAGCGTGCACCATCGAACTTGTCAGTTGCTGACGCTGGGTCATAAATGCAGTCGTAGTCACAAGGAGCGTAACAGTTAGGGTTTGTAACAACACCCTTTGCGCCTGCACCAGCCTTATCAGCTTCAACAAGGATAGCTCCCTTTGCTGCTGTCACAGCTGCGCTTACGGTAAGCTTCCAAACATCGCCTTCTGCGCTATCCTTAGTGCTTTCAATAGCGGTTACAGTAACACCTGTACCCGTGCCACTAACAGTGCTTGGAGCAACCATAAGAATATCACCTACGAAAGGAATGTGACGGAAACCATCACGCTTAATGAGTACCTCTGTTGTTGATGCAGCCTTTGCAACCTCATAAGTCTTCAATACCTTAATAGTTGCACCACCTTCAACTTCAATGCCCGGATTGTACTCCAAAAGGTCGCCTGCAAAAATCTTCGCACGACCCTTGAAAGGATTTGTCAGCACACCACCGATTGTTGGATAGACAAGACCGTTTTTGGCACTTGACTGCAACTTAACGAACACGTTACGACTGCCGCCAATCTCGCCTTTAGCCTGAATCAGAACGTTACCAGTGAACACTCCTCCGCCAAGAATCCTTTGCTGATAAAAATCAAATTCTGTCATTTTGATTAATTTTAATTGTTAAACTGAATACTTTTACTCGGTCTTTGGGCGGTATCTGCCAACAATTCCAGAAACATCGCTCCAATCTTCTTTCTCTTCCTTTCCGCCAACGTTTCCACCTGCGTGAGGTTTACCGATTTCTACTCCTGCCTCCTTAATGTCGGCATTGTAGAGTTTCTCAGCTTTCTCGATAAGAGAAGTGATGTCTACGTCCTCATCTGGAATGTCAAGCTTTCCCAAAGCTGATTTAGCAAAAAAACTGTTAAATTTTAACCCTGCTTTCTCAAACTTCTCCTTCAGACCGTTTCTGACAGACTCTCTTGTAGCGTTCTTCGCTCTCTCGGCCTGTTCTTGCTTGCGAGCATTACGTTCTGCATCAAGCTCGGATTTAAGTTCCTTTACTAACTTCAACGCTTCACTGTCGTTGTCGTTTCCGCTTTTTTTTCCCTTCTCACCGTTGCCATCCTCCTTACGCTTTTTTTCAGCATTCTCCTTGTACTCCTTAACCTCTTTCGAGACGTCGGCGTGAAGATTGCCATCCATGCGTTTCAGACGATTTGTTAATTTTGATACCAACTTGGCATTTGCTTCCTCATTGTCACCAAAATCATCCAGAACATCATCAAGTTCTTCATTGATGGTTCGCTCACTAAGTTTCAACTGGGTGCTTCCCAATTCTTTTGTTACTAATTCTCTGAGTTCTTCTCTATTCATTAGTGTTATCCTGTTGATTAATCGTTGCAGAAGAAGGACTCGAACCTTCGACCTGTTGATTATGAAACAACTGCGCTACCGCTGCGCCATTCTGCGAAATATTTGAATATATATACAATTTGAAAGCAAAAATATGTATAAAAAATGAATATTCCAAATAAAAATGTATATTTTTGCAAATAATATTGTATATTTATACTATTTACGGTTGAATGGAAAAACTTTCAGGATTAACATTACATAATGGCGATAAGGTTTATACACAGGAATACGTGCAATTCTTGCGTGATGCTGACCGTAAATCGCCAGATAAATTGAAAATCATTGCACAAAAGGGAGCGCAAGAAAGAATACTGTCTGTAGACGCTGATATTAAGATAATAGGCGGAAGTCGAGGCGGTCCTTTGGAAGAGAATACCATTGTACTTACCAAAAACGGTAAGAAAGCCATCAAAAATATTAAATATGGAGATGTAGTATTTGGGGTAAATAGAACAGAAATAAACGTTTTAAGTAAAACTAACTACCCACAACTTGAATGTTTTATTATTACTCTTAAAAATGGGAAGAAGATAACGTGCTCTGATGATCATGTATGGTGCGTGGTGTTGGAGAATAGGTATTCTGAAATAATCGGCAATACTCACGCTTTTATAACAAAGGAGATTGCCCATTATTTATCAAATGGCTATAAAGTATATCTGCCTGTATGCGACGACGAAGGACTTGTTGAAGTTATTTCATGTGAACGCACTATAAAACATGATTGCTGCTGTATTGCGGTAGATGGAGAAGATTCTGTGTTTCTGCTTGAAGATTTTATCGTCACGCATAACAGCAAATCGTTTTCAGCCCTTATGGAGACCCTCAAAGATATTCGTAATTCAGACTTCCATGGACTTATACTTCGTAAAGAAAAAAATGACCTTGACTCCCTAATCTCAGATTCCTATAAAGTATATTCTCAATTTGGCATATACAACAAGTCACAGAACGATATGACTTGGAATTTTCAAAATGGAGGTTGGCTGAAATTCTCATACTATGCAGGTGCTTATCAAGATTTTAAGAATAGATTTCAGGGGCGACAATACGCTTACATTGCTATTGACGAGGGAACACAGATTGAGTATAAGAAATTCAAGTATCTCTTAACAAATAACCGTAACGCTTCTCATATCAGGAATAGGTTTTGGATAACGTGTAATCCTGATCCAGAAAATTGGGTCAGAAAATTTATTGACTGGTGGGTTGACGAAGATGGATATATTATTCCAGAAAGAGATTGTCAGATACGATATTGCTTTATGGACGGAGATACGCCCGATTCTATTTTTTGGGGAAACACAAGAGAAGAAGTGTATGAACAGTGTTCTGAACTTATTGATTCTCTTTGGAAGGATAGTTACGAGGAGCTTGGTTACACGAAACTCGATATGTTTATCAAGTCTGTAACTTTTATCAGAGCGGACGTTTCTGAGAATATCAAACTTATTAGTACAGACGCTTCATACATTGCCAACCTTGCACAACAGGACGAGGAACAGCGTATGCGTGACCTTGAAGCTAACTGGAATTGGAAGGCTGCTGGAGATGATATGGTTAAGATTGAGGATCTGGAGGGCATTTTCAATAACACAATACAACTTGATGACGAAGTGCATCGTGCCTCTGCCGATATTGCATTTACTGGCGGTGATAACTTTGTGATGTGGCATTGGATTGGAAGGCACACGAAAGACTTGATTGTTATGCGTCTTGATTCAAAAACAATAGTGTCGGTTGTACAATCGAAGTTGCGTGAGTGGGGTGTTGAGGAAAGCAATTTCACCTATGATATGCAAGGTATTGGGCAATACTTCAAGGGCTTTTTCCCTAACGCTGTACCATTTAACAACCAAGCTGCACCTATTGCTCTTGATAGGAAAGAGGAAGAAGGTATAAAGTATCTATACAAGGACTTAAAGTCACAGTGTGCCTTTATGTTTTACACTGAAATAAAGGAAAGGAGCATATCTATTGAGCCAGCACTACTTGATAGAAAGTTTAGTGGTAATGGCTTCAAAAACGTCCCACTTAGGCAAATATTAATGAAGGAGAGAAAGTCGCTTAGGCGTGACGAGGCAGGCTCCGACAGGGGGTTCAAGTTGCTCCCCAAAAAACTTGCAAAAAAATACGTAGGGCATTCTCCTGACTTCTGGGAGAGCTGGTTCTATATCGAAATATTCAGACTAACAAAAAAGAAACATAAAAAGGTAAAAGGATTATGGATGATTTAACGGTTAATTACAGAGAGGTGCTTGTTAAAAAGCCTTGGTGGAGAGTAACACCTCGTGGATATATGGCACATGGCATAGGTGCGTGTAGGGATGATGCGCAGCCTTCAAACATGCAGGAAGACCATCTTTATCGTATTCCTGTTACACAGGGGGATTTTCTTAGGGAATATTACCCGTCTGCACACTCAATCTTTGATGAAACAAAGTACCCAGATGTTTACAAGTATAACCCTGATGCAAAGAAATGGTATAAACAGCCTATCACGAGGATAGCTTTTGCATTCCAACAGGTAATCGCAACTAAGCATATTTTGCACCTTACGGGTAATGATGTGCAGTTTGAAATTGCAGACGGAGCTGTCAATAAAAAAATAGAAGAGGAATACCAAAAGAACCTTATTAAGTTTAGGAAAGGGTGGCTACTTTCAAGTATGGAGGTAAGAAACTTTGAGGCAGTTCGTTCATTGATGATTACAGGAGATGCAGCTATTATTGGTTTTTTCAGTAACAATAAATTTGGAGCCAAGACATTCTCATACTTAAACGGAGATACGCTGTACCCTCATTTCGATTCTATTACTGGAGAATTAGAGTTATTTGCACGTAAATATTACGACTATGATGACGACGGTGTAGAAAAAACGGAATATGTTGAAGTTTGGGATAACGAGAACATTTATCGCTACAAACGAGGCGTAAACGAAAAGGGGGTGTCTGCTTTTCTTAAGAAGATTTTTAATCTTGATGGTTTTGAACTAATCTCAACAAAAAAACATGGATTCCCCTTCCTTCCAGTTGCATACATTCGTAACGAAGATGGTCCTTGCTGGCACGCAGTACAGAAGAATATAGAGGACTACGAGGAGGCTTTTTCTTACCTATGTGAGAACAACAAGGCATACGCATTCCCAATTATGTATATTAAGGGAACTGGTGACGAGATTAGTGTGATTGGAGATACTAACGGTTCGGCTAAACTTATCTCAATGGATGATAAGGATAACGATGCAGGTTTCCTTAATGGGACTGACGCTTCTAATGCCTTCGCTACGCAGCTCGATAAGTCGTATGACCTTATCTATGAGCTGAGCTTTACAGTAAAACCACCTGAGTTAAAATCAGGCGACTTGCCAGGCGTTGCATTGAAATTGCTATATTCTCCTGCACTTGAAATTGCTATGAACGATGCACAAATGTTGCAGCCGTTTGTTGATATGCTTGTTAAGATGGTAAAGTTTGGTGTTGGCTTTGAGGAGAATCAAACTGCTACATATATGGATCTACCAATCAATGCGTGGATTTCTCCATACATACACAGTAATTCAACAGAAATTATTACCAATTTGGCTACTGCTGTTCAGAACAAATTTATTTCACGGCAGACCGCATCTGAACGCTGCCCTGACTTCCCTAAGAATGATGAGTATGCACGCATCATCGCAGAGGAAAAAGAAAAGCAACAAATGGACTTACTCACCCAATTTGAAGTGCAGAACAATCAAACCGAAAACGCCATTGAACAGGAAGAGGCGGCTGCACGTATCAATCACAATAAAGGTGGTAGCGACGTTAACCAACCAAAGGGCGGTAAAAAAGGAAGACCTAACAAGTCGGGAAAGACATGGGACAAAAATCGCAATTTCTTAGGTGAGTCAAACTGGGACTCTCTAAAAACAAAGTAGTACATTATGAGCGAGATAATTTTCACACAAACTTTTCAGCGTAAGGCAAAGGATTACGGCTTAGCAAAAGCTGAATACCTTTGCTATGCTGCGATGCGTGCAGCAGGTATTGGTATTAACGACGCATGGAACATGGCTTTTCAGAATACTGGACAGACGTGGGATAAAAGTCGACTTAAAGCGGAGCAACAGAAACTTGAAGGACTTGATGGGGTTCAAAGGTACATTGCAGATATAAAAAAAGTAAACGGAGAAGGTGAAGGAAACGATATATCTGCTGATGACCTTGCAAAGGCAACATCTAAGGAAAAAATCTTATCTGACCTCCTAAAAGCAAGAGCACTTACTAAACCTTCATCAAAAGAATGGATTGATATTACTGCAAAGATTGCCGACTATGCGCGTATCAAGCAGGATGAGATAAAGGAAGAAGACACAACTATCCATTATTTCATACCTGTAAATTATCCTACATCGTGTAAAGATTGCTTGTTGCACCAGAATGGTAAAAATACTATACGTAAAATGTGAAAACAAAATACCCAGTAATAAATCATATCTTGCTGGGTATTTTTTGTTTCCTTTTTGTTTCCTTTTTGTTTCAGAGGCACTTAGAGTTTTCTCGTAAAATGCGTAATTACAGATACTTATTTACCAAAGTCTTTGTTACGTTTTTGTTTCACTTACAAAAAACACGCATAAAAATTATTTTATAGCACCAATAGTTTTTACCTAATTATATATTTATAACCATTAACAATAGGATTAACCGTTCTACCAAAACTGTGAGCATATAAATAATTCCGCCCCAATCCGTTACTCTTTTCAGCTTCTCTTATAGATTTATATTCTTCTACAATTTCTCCATTAGAGTCTACTTTTTGAACAGGTGTTGATAACTTCTCCTTTTTTATCCTTTTCCTCCAAGAAAACGGATTTCCCTCAAATCTATACACAAGCCCTTTGTAACTCCGCAACCTGCCTTTACAAACAGCGTACAATGCTCTACGGTTAAGACCTTCTTTTGTTAAATCATAACTGTAATCGTAATGTTTAATAAAACGTCCTTCCTTATCATATACATCTATCCCACGATTACCGCCATGTTCCTTTAGAGTTTCCCTTCCTCTTTCTATTTTTGTACCATACCGTGAATTGTAAGACTTCGTACACCATTCCAAATTATTGACATTATTATTGCTCTTATTCTCATCCTTATGATTAATATCGGGTAGATTATTAGGGTTTAGAATAAAGGCATTTCCTACAAGTCTATGAACGTATTTTTTTTCTTCCACGTTGTGCTTATAAAGAGAAACTATTAAGTATCCATGCCCATTATCTTTTTTACGTAATTCCCGGCCTAATACAAAGCGAGAAACACCATTCTTCATAATAGAAGTTCTGTCCAAAGACCGAACATTGCCATAATTACTAACTTGATACAACCCTTCGTACCCTTTTATGTCTATCCATATTTCTTTCATATTACAATCATTTACATATCACTAATAGGGTTATCGTTTTCTGTTCTCGCAAACGTAACAAAACATCTACAATTTGCATGAATAGGAACAACCATACGCTTAATACTATGCATCCAACCGACTTGGCTTTGACACTCATCACACGGATAAGAACTCCCACGATGTACGAAGTATCCTATATAGTTGTTTATTTTCCCATACAATAGCTCCACCTGTCCCCACGATAAGTTTATCGTGTTTTGAACATTTCTTATGATATTCTCATAGGAAGCTGCATAAACACCTTGCCCTCTGTGTGGGATAACCATAGCATATTTACCTTCACGTGCGGCTTTTGTCATAACAGAGTTATTATAGGGGTCTTTGTAGGACTTTCTGACAGCACCAATGATTTTGTTTTCGTCATACCGCATGGAAACACCAGCCTTGACCAATTTCACAATATCCTCTGCGAAGTCCCTTAGATACTCGCCATTGCGCTGCATGTATGTTTTGCCAAACACTTCCTGCTTTAGATAATTTCCTACAAGCTCTTTAGTGTCCATTTTCAGCACTCTACCACCTGCTTGCGAATAGGCTTCAACATACTTTTCAATAACTTTTTCTGCATTTGTGGCAATCTGGCGTGCTTCCTTTTCGTATTGGGCAACATCCGACATTGTCTTGCTTTGATAGTATGGTCTGTATTTCCTTACAGCCTTAACAATGCTCTCTGCTGTCTTCCAGAGAATGTCTGTCACGTGTGTTGTCGCATTTAGTTGAGCCTGTACTCTTTTGCTTGCAAAAAGCACGCTCCGTTCTTTCTCACTTGTCGCCATGTGTTATCTTTCTTTCACTATGAATCTTTTTCTTTTCCTACCTACCTCTCTCTTCATCAGCCCTGCTGCTTTAGCTGCTTCTTTCTTCGCCAACCTTGCCGCTCTCTCAGCCTTGCGTGCAGCACATATCTTCATCTGTTCGGCATTGAGGCGTCTGTTCTCTTCCTTTCGCTCTTTATACATTAAGTACTGCTGCTGCTTTGTCATAGATTTAATGATGGTGTTCTGAACCTTCTCTATCACAAATTTAGGAGTATCCTCTTCACGTATGAATACAGGGAAACAACTTCTCTTGTGCGTATCATAGAAACGAGCACTATCTTCTCCGTCAATCTTAATTGCAACTCTTGTGTCAGGAAGGAACAGGTCACTGTGACCAAACAAGACCTTTTCAGGCTGTCTGTACTTAATATTGTTCTCTTGCAAGAATGCAATCACCTTCTTTAATTTTGTTTCATTTTTCATATTGACAACATTTTAGTATATTTATTAATTTCTTTCCTGTTCTCCTCAAAAAACTTTTCAAAGATACATTTTACTTCCTCGGCATTCGCAATCCATCTCTGCGTCCACGTGGTTTTCCAGAACACCCAGTACTTCTTACCAATCTTATAGGATATATGAATATAGTGCATGGACGTTGTTACTTCCATCAGGTCTATATGATACCCACACAGCTCGCCATCATATTTTGCATACGTTCGCATACCCTGCTCGGAGTCAACGAGCCTGAAACCAGACTTTGTCAACAACCAGTTCTCAAAATAAATACGCCTCATACTGCTTGTTTTCTTGTTAATTCACTTGGAGTCCACTTTTCACTCCATTTCCTACGAAGATAATCAATTACACCATCGTAAGAGCAAAGGAAACCGTCGTTGATAAGCATTGCGATAGTCTTCTCTGCACTGAACAGCTCCTTCATCTTGCGCTCAACACCTTCCTTGTTCCTTATCATCGCCTCGTGGTTGTTAAATACAACCCAGTTAATAGCTTTAGCGATATTGGATATTGCCACACGAAGAAAACCTTTTCCAACGATTTTTGAAATAGCAACGCACAATTCTTTATATGCGTCGCCAGCTTCATTACGATACTCTATCATTCTATCGAAAACGAACTTTATTACGTCATACTTAAACGATGGATTTATCCACATGGCAAAATCTATAAAAAGCACAGGAGTCATCCAAGTTCCAGCATTCGCACCACGTGATGCTCTTGATTTTACATACACCAATTTAGGGGTATGTAAATTTTCTCTTACCATTATAGTTTTTATAAACTCCTGAGTCTTTGGGGAATTAAAATACAGCTCCATCTTTCTATCACTATTGGAGTTGTTGTTCCATTGCTTTAATAGAGCAGTAGCATTAAACATACCATCTTTCGTCCTTTGCTCAACCGTAAACTGTCCCATCGGACGTGTCATTACTTGATTTGTTTTCATTTGAACCTCCTATATTTTTTTATTTTTTAGTCTTCACTTTTTGTAATCTATATATACCATGTTGTATTATCTCCATTTACAACCAACAGTGTAAGTGTTTGCTTGAACTTGGAAACCATAGTTTTTTGTTGTGAATGTATATCCTTCAATATCCATTCCACACACTCCTTTAAGAAAAGTTCCTACGAAATGAGTAAACTTCTTAAAGTACTTTTTCGCAGTTCCATACTTAACTACACTGAAAGCAGTTGCAACAGACAGTCCGAGTTTCTTTGCTATCGTTGCATACGATAATCCACGCTCAACGTATTTATTTCCAAAACCATACTTCCTACATGCTTTTCTCGCAGCTTTAATCTTCTTTGGATTAAAGCCGTTGTGAGCGTTGTGAATAGTATGCTTACAGAAATCCTTACGTTGTTGCAGAAAAACGACCTGCAACGCCTGCAATGACCTCTCAACAGTCTTTACGCTTGTGAAGTCCATCCGACCGATATTCATGTTTCGCTTTGTGTGCTTGCTGACTGTTGAACGTATGATGAGATTATCCTTCTCGATGAGAATAAGCCCATACTCGTTTAGTGTTTGCAAGCGTTTTTTGATTGTGTTTGCATGAATACCTGTAATGGTACGAATTAGGTTGATTGAATAATGATGAATGTTTGATGATTTTGTGCGATGCTTTATAAGATACGCCATTGCAAGTGCTTTCAGCAACTCGTTGTTGCCAAAACATTCACTTATCAATGACCTTCTTATATATTTCATACGCCATCAAAAAAGAATGAGGTCATTAAACAATTTCATGTCCCATGTTTAATAACCTCATATATAATAAAATTTATAATATTTTTTATTGTACCTTTGGGACATGAAAGTACTTTTTTCTGCTACAAAGATACCAATTTTATTATATGTACATAAATTGTAAACGTTAAAACTATATAAAAAATATACTTTCTCGCTTTTGTGTACATAATTGATGTACTAAAGTCGTTTCCGGCAAAGGACAGACATTTGTAACATAAGCATTAAACAAAGGGGTACCCAATATGGACACCCCATCTTATTTTAATTCTCTTCACCTTCAAGTATAGATGAAACCATTTGCTCAATCCAATTGTCATTGAATGTCGGTAATGGGAAATTAATCTTATTTCCCTCCATCTTATGCTTGATTAAAATAAGCACATCCTGCAACTTTGCAAAATCCTGCAACTGCTCAACAATTTTACTCGTCATCTCCATCTTCTACCTCCTTTCCCATTTTTAATAGTGTTTCCTTGTGCTGTTCATTTCGTAGAACCTCATCGGCAGCCTCTTCACACTCTTTTACTTCTTCCTCTGTTAGTTCTCCCTTCTTTGCAGCTCGTTTTAAGTATTCGTGCATAAGCTCCTGCTTCTTTGCCATATACTCCATATCACAAACGACTGACGTGTCGGCAAACATACACGTGAGTATCATTGTGAGATTGTCAAGCCCTGCCCCGAAAAACTCTCCGTTTTCGTTAACGGGCATTTCGTCAATTGCTTGAAAGAACGACATGCCAAAAGCCCATTCAATACTCCACGAACCACTCACGGTAGACGCTTTTATGAATGGCAAGCCATTTCGTTGTAGCTTCTTTTGAACTTCACGTGGTATATTCGTATTGCCACGCAGCTCTTGCATTTGCTTTGCCGTAAGTGTACGGGTAAATTTCTTGATAACAAAATTACCAGCACGATAAATCTTACCAAATTCTAAACCTTTATTTTCCATATTCAGTTTGTATTAAACATTATCAATAATTCGTTCAACACTCTGTTTATTGACAAGCTCCTGATGCTTGTTTAGGTACCACAATGCCTTGTCAATATCCTCAACCTCACTACCTTTCAGTTCAGCTCGCACAAGGTATTTGAATGCGTTAAGTTTGCAGAACGCCCTTGTTTCGTCAATTCCAAAAACGTCCTCCATTATATCAATACATTCTAACTTGCCATGATTGTAATGCGAGGGATGATTAACTCTTTCTTCTTTCATTTGTTATCCCTCCAAATTGTCAACGACTTCACCTTTCTTATCCGCAACGAATACACTATGAGCAATCAAAAGTGCATCGCTATTCCAAAGAGTAACCTTCTGATCAGGGAACAACTGTTCTGCAATGAATTTTAGACGGTTTTTGTACGATGTCTTTGTCTCGTCCTTTTTCTTTGACTTTATACCAAGTCCACGCATCCACGTGTTTGGAAGCACCTCTATGGTCTTAATCTTTGCTGCCAACAATGCCATCTGAAGCCAACCAAATCCCTGACCGAACCTGAACATACTTGCTGCACCATCGCCCGGACGTGCGTGAACCTTCTCCAAATAACACAATGCGTCATCATTTGTGTACTGTTGTAAAAAATGCAACAGTTCACCCATTGTTTGAGGCATCTTAGTGAGTGCAATAACCTTTCCATTCTCATTAAGAGCGGTTATCGCTCCTGACACACCGGGATCAATCCCAATAAACACTTTCCCCATAATTACTTCTCTTTTGTTTTACGTGGTCTGCCTGCTTTCTTCTTTGGCTTCTCACGCTGTTTTGTATTATCACTTGCACCTGTATGACCATAACCGCCATCGCCACGCTCTGTTTCATCAAGGACATCAACCTGTTTGAACTCCGTTTCAGGTACTTCAACAAACTGCATCTGTGCAATGCGCGTTCCCTTTGCGATGAACGTGTGTGATACTAATTCATCGTGAACGTCAATAATTACACCGACGATACCCTCGCTATCTATTGTACCGAGCAACACGTCTGCATCAAGACGCTTTGTGTATAACTCACACAACTGCTCATACATAACCTCGATACCATTTGAAGCAAAGCCACTTCTTGACTTCACAATGGCCGCCATGTTCTTCGGTAGCTGCAAACGGAAGCCGAGCGGCAATATCTGTCGCCCATGCTTCAACTTAAAATCCTCTGGGGCATAAAGGTCATAGCACGCAGCCCCTTCTGTTGCTTTCTTCGGCATAACTCCGCATTCGAGTACAATCTTTACTTCTTGCATCCGAGTACTTTTTCGTTAAATAATTTACCGGGAAGGAACTTAACAATTCTCTTTGATGGTATCTCGACAACCTTCTTGTCTTTGAAGTTATAACCCTTCTTTCCCTTACGTTCAACAACTCTAAGGCGGAAATTATCACGGAAGTTAATCTCTCCGCCACCTGCAAGGACATTTGCGATAATGTCTAAGAAGTCGTCAATAAACTCCTTTGAACGAACGACTGGATAACCATTCTTTTCTGATAGCAAACTTGCTATTTCTTCTTTTGTTACTGCCATAATTGTTCTGTTTTATTGTTAAAAATTATCTTTATAAATTTCTTTCTGCAATACCTTCCAACAGCATTTTGCAACCCAGCCAACCATATAAGCGGCGTGCTCATCGTGAATTAAACTATACTCTACTCCTATTTCATTAAAGATTGCATTTGTTGCGTGTAGGCTTTCGTGGGCGATATGCTCAACAATTTTACTTCCTTTGAGATTATCACAGTCGTAAAACACAATCACTACTCCATATTTCCCAGTTGTCTTGCGCATTATCTGTGGATAAGTTGTAGCGTATGCGTCCTCTGATTTCTCAAACTTATAAGTCCCATAAGAGGTGAATTTGTCTCTTACATCTTCCCAACTTGTTGCTATCCACAACTTTCTGCCGTATATTTCAACATCAAATTCCCGAACCATTTATGTTACTGCTTAATTATTCTATACCTTTTTCCATGCACTGATTCAAGTCCTTTCATATACTCAAAGGCTACCTGTGGGTGGCTTGATGCAAAAACATCACGGAAATTGAATAAATCTGTTGTCTGAACTATATACATATTATTTCCCTTTCTTTGCTTTTAGTTCGTTATAACGCTTCTCACTCACAAGGAATACGCCTCTGCCGTTAAAACGTAGCGCATAGTATTTCGCTTTGCCGATATGATAGCGAATGTTAATAGCATAATCATAGAATCGACTATAATCGCAAATGCTGTAGATTGTCATTGAATGGTCTAACATCTTGCATTCAGCACAACCGTCCCACTGCTCAAAGAAGTTATACAAATCAATCTCATCTGGAAGTTTAATTCTTGAAGCAGCATTATATATGTCACGTTCAATCTTACCATTGAAATTTGTAAAGTCACGAAGCATATCCAAAAAATCACTCATCCTTATTATCTGTTTTGAAGTTTCTTAATCTCTGTATAGCATTTTGCTGCCATACTCTGCAACTCAGAATCATTTACCTTTCCCAATACAGAAGGGGAGATACTTGAATCCATCAAGAGAAGATAAATGTTCGTAATAACATCCTTTGAAATAGTAAGGTCATTCTGTAACTGGCACATCTTCTCCGCTGTAGCGTCTGAATATGGCTTCTTCAACTCAGCAAGGAGCTTATCAAAACTATCCTTGATAATCTTGAAACGCTTGCCACCCGTCATAACAACTTCATATGATTTCTCAGACAATATCTCAACATTGTCAAGGTTAATCATCTGCTTTCCGTATGTACGGTCTTGAACCTCAATAAATCTATTCATCGTCGTCATCTAATTCGGGAGTGTATATATCACACGTAAAGCTAATGTTCAAGCCTTCGTGCATTTTGCCATCACTCGTCATAATAGGCTCGTTGCAGCATTGAGAGCTAACTGAAACGTTATCAACGCCAGTAGATAAAGCAAACTCACGTACAGCATCGCCAATCGTTTTAAGCATCTTCATCTGCTCAATCTTAAAATCTGTGTCGTTTAGCATAATAATATCTTTTAGTTGAACCATTTGATAATTGTATCGCCATGAAAACCTTTCTCCCAAATAAACCAAGCGTAAGCTGTGGCACTACCCGTCATATTGTCAAAATCGCCATTTATAGCACATTTCAAACGTGAACTGCTGACCCATATACGCTTTGGAGGCATAACATCAAACATCTTACGACGACGCTTTCCCTCTAAATACTGAACCTTTAAGAACATCGCAACCTTACACCCATCTGGTATAATCTGCAAAGCCTTTTCAACAAACTCATGTGCGTACTTATATGGAGGATTTGTAATAATATCGCCATTCCACTCGGTATTATCAATAGAAAGGAAATCAGCAACTTCTCCATAGCCACGGTCAATTAAATCACGGCTAACAACATGATACCCACCTCTAATAAGAACTTCGGAGATATGCCCTTCGCCACAGGAAGGCTCAAGTATAGGACCGTTAAAAGTTTCTAACTTTAACAACCATTCGGTAGCTTTTGGTTCAGTTGCATAATAATCATTTTCCTCACGTTCACCAAGTGAATGATTGCTCGCACCAAGCATCCTAAAAACAGAAGCACGATTACCTGTCCAATCTTTTCCCATAATTAATCGTTTTCCTTAATAAATGATTCCTCCTCATCAACTTCATCGCCGTCAATATCACGGAAATCGGTAATGAATACTGGCTGCTTCAAACGCTCAAGCGTTACCCCATACAACTCGTAATAGATACCCCTTCCAGCACGCTTCTTAAAGAAGTTCAATTTAAGAAGAGCATTGGCAAATTTGCGATTCGAAGGGATAAGCGACTCGTCAACATCATTATCCTCACAGAAGCGAACAAACACATCATAAAGGTCAATACCTGCAATATACGCAGCATTTTCATTCGGCGCATCCTTGCTATTGCGGATTTTATACGTTTTCACCCATGCGATTGTAGGTTGACGGGTAATAAGGGTACGCAACATTGCCATTTGACTTCCCTCGGCATCAGGGAAACGGAATTTACGACGGAACAGCTCGCGCGTTCCACGCATAACCCAATTAAATACACCGGGAAGCTCATTACGAATGATGTTATTTGCAAGATTCGGATCACGCTTTGAACGAGGAATTGTGACATCAAATGGGATAATCTGTAAACGACGAATCATACCATCACTTGAATCATTTATTTCAGGAAGGGAGTTCATGTTGAAAATAAGGTACGGTATCTCACGGCACTCCTCAACATTACGACCAATACCACGAACCTGAACAGGCTCACCTGAAACAAGCTGCTTGAAAATATTATCCTCATTCGATTTACGTGAAAATCCACGAGGATTACTATCAGACGACCAGTTGAATATCATACCACGAATAGGAAGACGACCACGAAGACCAGAATCGCCCTCAGAGGTTAATGTTGAGTAGTCAATCTTGCTAATCTTTGAATCACCAAACAACGCACGCATGACCTCAAAGATAACACTCTTTCCATTTGCTCCACCGCCAATAAGAAACAAACACAACTCAACCTTACCTGAACCATTACGCCACTCATCAGAAAATGCAACATTACGCTGTGTAAGACCAAGACCAAGAAACATCTGCAATACTGTTCGTGATGTTTTATCAGGAAGAACCTCACGAAGAAACATCTGCCAACGGTCACAACGAGCATCATCCTCATAACGATACGGACGATAATACGTAATCTCAACGTCAGGAGAAAAGTCAATGAAGTTCGGTTTACATGGATCAGATAAATCCAATACACCATTCTCAAAACCAATCATGTCCAAACGAGGATGAAGCTGATTGCGAATCTTAATCTTGTTAAGGAATGATTCGCGACGAACAAGAGGCTTGTGCATCATTGCTGTAATGCCAAGGTCACGAAGCAACGTTTCATACGCCGTTTCAACAACAGTCTCTGATACAACATCGTAAACCTTACCATTGAAAAAATAAAACGAACCGTTAAACCACTTCAAAGGACAATCACGAACAAACAAGTCAAGGGACATCTCAAAACGACACTTCTTCTCGTTATACAAAGATAGGTCACCCCAACTACCACTCAAGGAACCAAAAGCGTACTTCAAATCCCTTGACTGCTCAATCAGATAACCATAAATATAATCCAGTTTCTCTCCGTCTGTCATAATCGATATATGTTAAATGTACCTTTATCGTGCATAAATGCACTAAGAATGTAGGTTATGTGTATAATTTAGTGTATGAAAATCCGCTTATAATAAGTGGATAATGTAGGATTAAGCAGTTTTTGTCGAATCTCCTCCAACCCCATCAAACTTTAAAGTACACAAGATATAAACAATATTGCAAATATACATAAAAAATATACATAAGCTACACTATATACCTTATAATCAGTGAAAATTAGTACACTTTAACATACACAATATGATGAATAAATATACATAGTTGAGAGTACTGAAATTTACGTGTTAAATCTTTTAACATTTTGGGAAACAAAATTGAGAAAAGAAAAAAAATAAAAGAAAAAAATTTTAGAAGGGGTTACTACGCCTTGTTTACAAGCGTTACAAAAGGGGGTGGGGTGTTTGTTACTACATATAACAAACAAAAATTATACCAAAAAACCACCCCGTAAATTGTTCCACGCGTGGAACAATTATAAACAAAGTAACCATATACCCTTAATATTCTGTATATAAATACATTGTCTTTGCATATTTATACTATTTATAAATATTCGTGCACTTGTATGCTTATTCATTTAAGTGTTAAATAATTAACGTACGTTCACATAAAAGCGGTTGTTTTGTTGTAAACGTTTGTTAAAATATACGTTTATCCAATGTTTTATGCACTAAAAAAGTTTGTAACTATCTGTCTATTAAGTACTTACAATATAGTTAAAGTGTTTGTTATACTTGCAGGTATATAAAAAATGTGCTACCTTTGCAAGTAGATAAAGGATATATAAGTAAGGCGGACGCCTGAAAAAACGCCTTTATTTATCTTTGACTTATTGCAACAAACATTATTTGCCACGTGCTGCAAACGAAACTAAATCTTTAATGATATTTGTTTGCGTTTATACTTCGATGTAAGCAGCACCACAATTTTAACCAATTATTTTTTTAACTAATTAATTTTTACAATTATGGCAAATTCAGTAAACAAGAAAGTAAGTGTAAACGATGTTAAGAACGCAAAAGCAATCCAACAAGTGACAAACGCACAAGCGTTTGAACTATTGCGAAATATTCGTAAAAATATAAACTCTTTTGGTGGTTTGCGTGAAATAATGAAGTTAACGCAAAATTTTGCTTATTCATTGAGTGAAACAAAAATAAATGAAACTGATTTACCTGTTATAAAGGTAGGTAGAAAATCTTTCTACCTTTCACCGGTAGGCGCGGTAAATGAAACAAATGTTTTAAACGTTATAAAGTCGGTTCTAAAGGTTGAGGACGCTAAAAGAGTTCTTGCAAAGAGGCTCGCAAAGCGTTTAACCTTCGAACAGTTTGCAGACTTAAACGACACGCAAAAGCGTATTAACGACATTAAAGCAGGACTAAAAGAATATGCAGGCGTTGAAATGTCTGAGAAACAAATTAAAGACAAGCTACATAATCTTTATGATGAGTATCTTAAATCTTTAGGGCTTGATGAATAAGCCCTAAATTGGCAAATATGTTTTTGTTGCAATTCAATTATACCCATGTATTTATTTACGTGGGTATTTTTGCGCTTTATATTTTTAGACTATCATTTTTTTGATGTGGTTGCGAATACCACAAAGCGCACATATTTAACGTGTATCTTTTTTGTAAAAGATACGGACATATTTATAAATCCGTGGAGGCGGTTAATATGTTAGTTCATTGAAATAGTTATTTTATTTATCCGTTTGGTTTATTTTGATTTTATGGAATGTATTTTTTATCTAAATCAAGTGGGGCAAATAAATAAAATAACGCATGAAACAAAATCATATTCTTAAAAAGCTTTTTTGCCGTGTGCTTTGGTTGGTTACCTAAAACACGAATAACGAAAACGCAAAAAATAGAGTTGTTTTTTTTAGCAAAATAAATTTGCCGTTGTTGTTATGCGGACACACTGAAAAGACCGCCGTAATTATGCGTTAAATAATGCGGTATTTATTTTCTGATGAGAGAAAACAAAACAATAAGATAACAGAGAATGAAAATAAAACCGCGGCTAACAAATTAGGTAGCGTGAATTTATTTTTGCGCTACCTTCATTTTATAACCATTTAAGAAGTTGCGCACGACACGAATTTAGTGTGTAAGAATTATGAAAAAGAAAGATTTAATAAACTTAATGTTAAACAATAATGTGCGTAACGTCATTATTGTTTCAATACCTGACTATAACGGCGGTCGTTATCCGACAGCTATTATAAACAAAGAATACGCCACGGAAGATTTCGAGTACATCGAATTTCGTGGCGATGCAAGCGAAGTGCTTGCAAATCGGCACAAGATTTTCGAGGAGCATCGCGAGCCATTTCACGAAACTCCGAGAGATTATTGTCAAACTCTTGAGGAGTTGATAATAAAAGCTCTGGGGTAGCCAAAAATCTCACCATGTGGATAGTACGATAATTCACGTGGTGGGAACAATAACCAATAAAGATGATTATGAAAAGGATTAAAATTCATTTGCAGGCGTTCGCATTGTTTGCGCCTGCAATTATAGGAATTATTTGCAGTACGATAATTATCGTGCTGCTTGCTGTAATTTACTCCATCGGTTTATATCGTTGGAGCAGGACGAGAAACGGACGTGTTTTTTTGCGTTCGTATTATCGTGAGATATTAAGATTGGAGAATAATCTCTAATCTTGTTTGTATTTGCCATAATAGCCGTCTGATGTCGTGATGATGTCAGGTGGTACGATAAACCAATTAATTTTTTAGATTATGAGCAAAACGATAAAGTTTCCTTGCCTCCGTGTGTTGGATGCAAAGATTGCAGAATTGCAGCGAATTTATTTCCATGTTGAGATTATCTCCGTGCGCAACAACGTTTGTGTTGTCCACATAGCCTAAAATCTGGAGCAGTACGATAATTCCGTGCTGCTCTGTCATTTTAACCAAAAAAATAAAAAGATTATGAGACGAATTGATGCAGCAAGGCAAATTCACGCTCTATATAATAGTATGGAGGTGAGAAAGGTGAAACCCTGTACGATTTACAGAGGTTTTGTAAAATTAGCCAACGGCAATTATCATTATTGCGGTGTTGGTTATGAGTATACCGCTTAAGCCAGATTTTCCGCTCTGAGTACGATAATTCGGGGCGGTTCTATTATTAACCAAATAAAGTTTTAAGATTATGGCAAAGTTAAGATTAAAAGATTTCGTTGAGTTTACAAATACAGACGGAAAGTTAATTAAAGCGGTAAAGCGTCAAACGGGTAGAGATTGGAGCGATTTTCAAGAAGAAATGAAGAATGTTTCAAATTCTCCTTGTGGAGCAGCTGGAGGTTTTGGTGGTTTCATTTATTACTCTGAAACTGTTGCGTTCTGGAGACGAAATCGTAAGATTATCACCGAGCGATTAAACGATTTAGCATTTGAGCTTGGTGAAAATACGCTTCAAATGGTCATGTCGTTTAGAGGAGTTAAAGATGGCGATTTTTCAGAAGATGAAATCGTGCGCGCATTGTATGGTAATTATAATTCAGATTTGGATCAGATTTATAATGTTTTTGCATGGTTCGCTCTGGAGGAAGTTGCAAATTGGTATTCTGAGTTTGAGTACGAAAACAGGTAGCTAAATTCTCTCACGCAATTTATTTTGCGTGGGAGTACGATAAACCAAGTTATTAAGAATTATGAGATATTTCAAAACTGCAAAGGGCTTTTTGAAGTCCTGCTATTCTCAAGTAACGATTGAGAGTATTATGAGTGGACGTGCAACGTTTAATCATAATGGAAGATACAAGCACGAAAATTTTAAGCTGTCAAACGAGGCTATTCGTGAGATTGCTGATGGATTTTCAAAATATTTGTATTCGTCAAAGGAGCGTGCGAATAATGTTTGCAATGCTTTTGTGAATCATCGTGGAGATTTCTCAAACTTTCAATGTTTTTACGTTGAATGGTCTGAGAAAGGTCTACGCTTTTCAAATTCTCTCTCAGGTGAAGCGTTCAACTATTGCCGTAGGGAATTTATGAAAAGTATCTAAGCCAATTTGGAGCGTGCGATTTATTTCACACGGCTTTACTTTTAACCAAAACATTAGAATATGAAAGAAGATGTACTATTAAAGGAGTTCTTCTCAATGGAACGCTGGCAATATGCCATTTCAAAAGGCGTTGATAAGGACATTCACAAGGGACAGCTTTTCCAGCTGACAAAACCCGAAGTGAGAGCAACTGTGTATGATGCAATCAAATCTGAAAAGTACGAGATTGCACCACCACATACGGCTCTTATTCCAAAGGACACGCCAGGAGAGTTCCGAACTGTTTACGTAAATGAACCTATTGATAGAATTATTTTGAGCATAGCAAATGACTTGTTATTTGATTTATGCCCTGAGATGATTTCTGATAGGTGTAAATCGTATCAGCGTGGAATTGGCTGCGGTCGTGTTGTTCAAGAGGTATCACAGAAGATTTGCAATACAAAAGGCGAAACCATTGGTTTTAAGTCCGATTTGAGTAAATATTTTGATAGCGTGCCTATCGAATATATCGACAAAGCGTTTGATAGTGTAGAGAATAAATATGGTAAATCTGCTCTGATTTCTGTTTTGCGCAAATACTATCATTCTGATTGGTATTTCACGCCTAACGGAGAACTTGTGCAGAGTTATCAGTCCCTTAAACAAGGCTGCTCGGTTGCTTCATGGTTGGCTGATGTTATTATCCGTCATATTGATGATAAATTGAGTAGTCTCAACGGCTATTATGTACGATATTCTGATGATATGATATTTGTCGGAGAGGACTACATGAAAGCAATGGAAATTCTGAGTACTGAACTTGCGAAGATGCAAATGAAACTCAATCCTAAAAAGGTTGAGTATCTTGATGCTAATCATTGGTTCAAGTTTCTCGGTTTTTCAATTAAGGGACATGATATATCCTTATCCTCAACACGAATTAAAACGTTTCAGAAAGAAATTGAGAAACGAACTATCAAGAAACGAGATGTTACCTTCCGCCGTGCTGTTAACGCTGTTAATCGTTATCTTTATAAAGGTAATGGTGAGTTTAGCTGGGCAACACAGATTTTGCCAATCGTGAATGTTCGCAAAGATTTGAACGAACTGAATAAGTTTGTTATGGATTGTTTGCGTGGTGTTCAGACGGGGAAATCAAAAGTGGGTGGTCTTGGTTACGTTCGCTCACAGACTGACGGGTGTGTCTGTCGTGGGCTTGGACGTAACGTGAAAGCAAATAGGGCAAAGGTTGAGCATGTTGACGGCTATCTCTCTCTCGGTTGTATGCAAAACGCAATCAGAACGAGTCGAGCCGTTTATAACACGCTTGTCATGCAGCTCTAAAAACTCTCATTATCCCTGCGCAGGGATTTTCTTGACGATACAGATTTGGTTTAATATTCCAGTTATAAACCCCAGCCCTCACGGCGTCGAAAGTCTTTTCAGACTCCTCGACGCCGCTCCTGCCTACGATTATAACTGTAAATATCAGGCAAATAAAGAAATGCGTAGCGTCTGTTAGTCAAGAAATGTGCAGTGCAGCACACGTTTTTCCAATATGCTTTCGATTTAATAGGGTCAGGATTGAAAGGTACCAGACCGTAGCTTGACAGCTCAGCTCTGGTTCCTTCAATCCTGATCTACATATCAGGCTTTTACAGAAATGTACAATAAGCAATGAGGAAAGACAAGCCAAAAGGCATAGTACAATGCCAAATATCCACTTTGTAGGATTATTTCAATTATCCGGTTTCCACAAACCAGCCCGAACAGCCGTTCTACTGAACCGTATTCGGGCTGGTTATTCAACCGGATATTATCAATCGGATAAAGAATTGTACCACAATCCTTTGAAGTGGAACTTTTAACCAAACATTAAGAATTATGGAATATGTAGATTTAATAAAAAAGGTCAATCGTGGTGTTTCTTTCTCTATCAATTTTAAGAAGAGAGAATTAAGGATTGACAAGAAACTGATTGACTTGAAATCAATAGAATGGCAGGCAGATTTTCAACTTGCTTCTAATGGCGAATTGAACAAACTTTACCCATTTTATTATGCTTACAAGCATTCAGTACCTTCTGAAAGGTCAGAACGCGCATCAAGGCATTATTTCAAGGCTCTCTCTGTTAAGGAACTATCCGACAATGATTTCATGTATGGAATGCCACGCGAAATCGCAAGGTTTCATCTTGAAATGGCTCTGTTGCGTGAACTTGTCTTTGGAAACCTCAAATGGGATGACAAAACAATGGGAACGTGGTTTTGGCAGTCACCAGACGATAAGGATTTTATTATCCTAAAAGAGTGGGTGTCTGAATAGCCAAATAGGGAGAATTTTTCTCCCACTTATTTATCAACCAATTTAAAATTAAGAATTATGAAAAAGAATGTATCAATTAAGTGTGAAGCAAGCGTAACAGAGTCTGTTGCAACAAACAACAAAAGCTGTGAGTGTAAAACAAATAAGGCGCAAGCTAAATTGGAAGCTCTCAAAGCTGCTGGTGTTAACGTTGACAATCTGTTTGCAATGACAAGCGTTAGCGGTGCAGGTATTATCGCCCGATTTGAGAATGGTAAGTTGGAGGCTATTGCTGACAACGACCCTATCTTCAATTCTATTATGAATGGTGGCACAATTCCTGATTCTAATCTTTATCGTCGTTGGGTAATGGCTCAGACGTTCCACATGCTCGCATCAGGGAGTTGGACTCAGAGTCTTCGTTATCGTGGCTATGAATATAGCTGGAAGATGATGATTGATGAGTTACACACTCAGTGCAAGATTAGCAGAAAGGACAGAGAAAACTTTGAAATGCGCAACGCTTGGTTTAATCGTGACGTTGCGATTGCGATGTGTCAAGATTATTTCCGTAAGCTAACGGAGTATATTGACGGCTTGAAAACGCGCAAATGTAAAGGTGAACCTTACAAGCGTATCAAGGGCTACGACTACTTTGTGAACGACATTGACGACAAAATCTTTGCTCCATTGAGAATTGCGTTCCGCTCGGTTATGAAAGCAACGAGCGTTCTACCTCTCTATATGGCAATGGCAGAGTTCAATAATCGTCGCATTTCCCTTAAATGGGAAACGCCAACCTGTTCTGAATGGGTGGACGCTTACAAAGGGTGTGGTGCGTATTATACGCTTCAAAACCTTATCCGTTTCCACGGAATGAAACTTCACACAGAAAACTCTCTCGAAGACCTTGCTATGAAATTTAGAAATGGTGAGGGTTACAAGCTACTTGGACTCTTAAAAGATGAACTGGAACGTAACAACATTGACGTTAATCGTAAGATTGCCGAGTGGAGAAAGTAAAAATGCCAAATCATGCAGGGTGTCTGATATGACGCTCTGCATACATTATACCAAATTAAGAAATGATTAATGCTTTTCCGAGCATACGGATAGTAGATGGATATTTCATAGGACAGGTTTCAAGTGAGCCGCGTGCCAGTTCTTTCGCTCAGGTTCGCGGCTTCAAATCACCTGTTATAATCAGACTGTTATAGAAACGGAACGCATCCAGAATCTGTCTGTTTTATATGACTTTATATTTGCTATAATAATTTAGTTAGTTTAATTGGTTTATGGTAGTTCGTTGTGAAACGCGCTGCCATTTTTACCGCAATGTTTAACCAATAAATATTTAGAATATGTCACATTCAAGAATTATTCAGATTAGTAGAAACAGAGTAAACGAAGCTGATCGCGTAAAAGCATCTGACTTAAACGTAGAGATGTTACGCTCGAAAATCGAATGTTTTGATTATGTCGTAGATTCTGACGACACAAGGGTGAACGACCTCGATTGGTTTAAAAACGAACTCAAAAAAGTTGGTTTCTCTATTAGCGGTGATGAAGTAATAACTGGGACAAGTACTCAATTTTTATCTCATTGGAAAGAGGCTGGTGTAAAAGCATCGGAGAAACTTAACTTATGGAAGTTGAGAACAATTGCAAGTGGAGTCTATTTTAGTGCTTTCTACATCTTAGATGAAGATTATGACTTTCCTGTGCCTCTCTGGCGTTGGGCAAAAGACATACTTGGGACAAATAAGAAATCTTACATAGGTGGTATTATTGATTATCACATTTAAGCCAAACGTGTCACCATTTTTAATCAAGTGGTGACATCCTATTATTAATCAAAACTATTTTAAGAATTATGGTAAAAAAGTTAGTACAAGCAGCTACATTGTTAAAAGAAAAGGGTTACGTTGAAGAAAAGTTCGACCAAGAAGGATTCACTCAGTGCGTCTATAATTGGTTCAAAACTCATGACCTCAAGGACAAACTTATTATCCGCCAAAAGCGTTTCATTGAAATGGATAATCCACCAAAGGGAGGATGGATTGACATGACGAATGTTGAGCAGTGGCTTGTGTCACTTCCATGGGAACAAGCTCTTTGCATTACTCAAAAAGGACAAGATAAGCCATTTCTGTGGGTTGACAAACCATTTATTAAAAATGCAGTCTATATGCTTGAGATAATGAATGGGTTTATTGTCGAGAAAGGAAAGAAGGGTACTTATGAAGTAAGTATCGTATAATTAAGCCAAACAATCATATTCCTGATGTCGGGAATATGATGCAATTATTAACCAAATTATTATGAATATGAAACCAACAACATTTGTTATCGAAAAAATTAACTCTGTATTAGAAGACGGAGGATGTTTCTTTGATGAGAAACTTGGGAAGATGCAGCATAGGACTATCTATAAAAAACTTCCATCCACGTTTTTCGATGTTGAAATTAGCGATAAAGATATTTCTGTCAATGGTCACAAAATGAAAATTGTGTACGATAGAGAGTTCTCTTTCAAATTGCAGAAAACGCAAATAAAGACATCAGGAAGAGAATGTTTCGAGAATATTTTCAAAGCAGATTATGCTAATTGCTGGCGAGAAGCTATTTGCGAGCATGTTGTAAAGAATGGTAAGCGCATATTGTAATTATGCGGATTTACCAAAAGCCAAACCAACCAACCATATTTAGTTATGTGGTTGGGTGCATTTAATTAAAACTTTAAGAATTATGAAACAACTAACATTAGAGCAACAACAGAGATTTAGCAGTGCAATAAAGCACGGCTTTATCACGAAAGATGTTCCAGCCGACACACATACGTTTGTGTGGACGTGGATAAAGAAGCATCCGAATAGGGTTACAACGCTTGTTCGTTTGCGTAATATTCTCGGTCGTGACCCTCGATGGGAAGACCTTGCCGACGATGTTATATCTGACTTGAAAGATGATATGGAATTTGAACTTGCACCAAACTCTGTTCGCACAATATGTGCTGAACTCAAAGCAGTGCTTAACAGGAATAAAGCCACAAAGCCTATCAGTTCAAAGACGTTTGGCAATCTTCTCAAAGCAAAGAAAGTACCTGTACAGAATATCTATCTTACAAGGCACGAATTGCAGAAGATACACGATTACAAACCGAAAAGTGAGCGTGAAAGATATGTTAAAAACATCTTTCTCATTGAAGCCATCACTGGCGCACGTAACGTTGACTGCCGAAGAATGAGCCTTGCAAATATTCAGAAGTATGGCGAAGAAGAAGTACTTGTCTACGTCCCACAGAAACACCCAGTAGAGGTAACTGTGCCCGTACACAAATGGCTTAAAGAATTACTTGTGCAAGATTATCCTGAACAAGTAAAATCTATTCGCATATCGTACTTTTGTAAGGTTCTCAAATGGATATGCTTTCAGTGTGGAATACGCAACAAGGTGGTCGTGTTTCGTGGTGGTCGTTCCATTACTGACGAAAAGTGGAAACTTATTGGAAGTCACTGTGGTCGACGAACTTTTGCCACACTGCTTTCAACGAGCCACGTTGCCATAGAAGATATTTCTGATATGATGGGGCATAGCAACGCTAATAAACCAAATATCGAAATGACAAGCGGATATATCTGTGAGCGTAGAAAATTAGGAAAGAGCGTGTTTGCACTTTTCAAGTAAAAACATTAACTTTGCAGCGAAATCTGCAAATAACTAAAAACAATTAAGAAATATGACACCATTAAATGAGTTTGTAAACGAACTTCAGTCGCTCGCAAAAAACGAGGGACTTCCAATCAATGAGGTAAAGAAACGTCTTTTGTCACTTGCTGACAAAATGGATAGGGCAGGGGTTCCTAATTTGGAGAAATTTGCATACAGAATAATGGAACTTATTGATGAGCTGCCTATAAAGCTAAGCGACTTGTGTTATTACTTTATAGCTGTAGCTAAGGAAGACTGGCTTGAGGTAGAAAAATACACTAAGTCGCTTTTTGAAGCACAAGAATTAAAAGACATACGAGAGTTATCTGCAAGTGCAGGTATGAAACCCTCCATTTGTTGTGAATTGCTTCAAAATGTGTATCTTTGCATTAGCATGTACAACCTTTAGATGTTTTAGTAGTGGGTGGTATAGTTGTGAATTGCTTCAAAATGTGTATCTTTGCATTAGCATGTACAACTAAGGCTGCAAAGGCTAAAAGAACAGACCTGTTGTGAATTGCTTCAAAATGTGTATCTTTGCATTAGCATGTACAACTTGTTTATATAAAATAAATTGCTACATTTGTTGTGAATTGCTTCAAAATGTGTATCTTTGCATTAGCATGTACAACTCGTTCCTCTGCTTCCTTTGTCTGCTGTTCGTTGTGAATTGCTTCAAAATGTGTATCTTTGCATTAGCATGTACAACTGTAAGTCATAAGTCTGGTGACCGTTTACAGTTGTGAATTGCTTCAAAATGTGTATCTTTGCATTAGCATGTACAACTATACTCGGGAATTGCGTTAAAGCACGGACGTTGTGAATTGCTTCAAAATGTGTATCTTTGCATTAGCATGTACAACAGACCCGGTTATAAATTAGAGTGCGTCCGTGTTGTGAATTGCTTCAAAATGTGTATCTTTGCATTAGCATGTACAACTATCATATTCAACAGAACTGAGCCTTGATAGGTTGTGAATTGCTTCAAAATGTGTATCTTTGCATTAGCATGTACAACCTACGTGACCGAGCAAAGCCATAGAGGCGAGTTGTGAATTGCTTCAAAATGTGTATCTTTGCATTAGCATGTACAACAATAAAAGCCTTTTATACTCTCATAGTCAGTTGTGAATTGCTTCAAAATGTGTATCTTTGCATTAGCATGTACAACCAACAGACAGACCAATGGAACGGCACGGTAGTTGTGAATTGCTTCAAAATGTGTATCTTTGCATTAGCATGTACAACCGCGTTTATAAGACTGCACGTGAGAAGTAGTTGTGAATTGCTTCAAAATGTGTATCTTTGCATTAGCATGTACAACAGCATTAAATTCTATAGTAAAAGAAATAGAGTTGTGAATTGCTTCAAAATGTGTATCTTTGCATTAGCATGTACAACTCTAAGGTTACATGACCATCATCTGAAATAGTTGTGAATTGCTTCAAAATGTGTATCTTTGCATTAGCATGTACAACAAATACTCAATAGGGTGTCGCTTCAACTCTGTTGTGAATTGCTTCAAAATGTGTATCTTTGCATTAGCATGTACAACGAAACATAAGTTTAAACATACGGAACTTATGTTGTGAATTGCTTCAAAATGTGTATCTTTGCATTAGCATGTACAACTCTCTGTGTCGCTTTCCTTGCCATTGTCTGTTGTGAATTGCTTCAAAATGTGTATCTTTGCATTAGCATGTACAACATTTAGATGAATCATGTGCTGGAAAGTTTAGTTGTGAATTGCTTCAAAATGTGTATCTTTGCATTAGCATGTACAACTTAATGGATTACAGAAAGCTAAGAGTATTTGTTGTGAATTGCTTCAAAATGTGTATCTTTGCATTAGCATGTACAACAATTATCATCGCTATAACCACTACCGATAGTTGTGAATTGCTTCAAAATGTGTATCTTTGCATTAGCATGTACAACTTAGGTGTTTCTGAGGTCATATGGTATGTTGTTGTGAATT